TTAACTCATAAACACGCCATCGAAGGAACGGCTATCCGATTCGAAGCGGTGAAGCAGGTGCGCCCCGTACAGTAGGGTATCGGCTGCATCCGAGAAGTGGGTGGTTTCCCGTTGGTCGAGGTTATGGTTCTTCTCATCTTTTTTATCCTTCCGGAAGCCGGTACTGCCCTGGGCAATCTGGGCCTGCTGCATCGAGATCCGCACGAACTCGGTATTATTCCGGTTGAAGCCAACCCGAAACAGCCTGGCATCCCCACCCCTCAAGGCCCGGCCCCACAGTTCATAGCGCTGGGCGGGTTCAGGAGTGTGACCGACGTAGCGGTCTTCCACAGTCCAGCCTTCACTCATGAGGTATTCGGCGAAAACGTCCTTGGGACTGGTGGCGCTGGTGGCACTGGTGCCGATGGCGGTATGGTCAAAAAAGTAATTAATGACCTTAACCGGGTGGTGTTTATAATAGCGGCAGAACGCTCGGGCCACGTCAACGACCCGGTCCGGGTGGCGCACGTACATTTCCTTCAATACCCGATAGTCCCGGCCGTGGGGTTGCCCTACCAGGAGCGGGTTTATATGAGCCCCATAATCGAGCGCCACGTCCAGCGGACGGTATTTGTCGACATCGGCGTCTTTTCGGCTATCCTCAAAGAGACCCTTCCCAAATTGGTCGAAGTCAAAGCTATCGATGAAACCATAGTCAATCTCGTCGTAAAAGTGATGTTCGTCCAGATCCGGGTAAAACGCGTTTTCCGTTAAGAATGGACGCCGGTTCAGAATCGCCGTTTCAAAGATGAAGGGGGGCAGTTTCTCCCGCAGACGGGCGATGTTTTTGGCACCGAAGCCGTGGATATTGTCCAGCGTGGAGGCCTCCGAGAAATAAACCGTGTTGCTCCGGATCGCATCCCAGCGGGTTTGGTAGGTCTGGATCTTTTTCAGGATTGAGGCCCGCTTGCCCGGGTAGGCAATCAAGCCTTCGTAGAGTGCGTAAATCTTGGTCCGAAGGTCTAAAATCGCTTTGATCCGGTCGAAACCCAACTCTTTAGACTGGGCAATCATGCGCTTTTCTTCCTCCAGGATCCACATGGCCGCTTTCGAGGTCGGCATATCGGTACAAAACAGCAGACTATGAAACTCGGGGATGCCGCCAAAATACCGTTCGTCGCCCCGGTTGGTGAGTAGCAGCTCATTGTCAAGTTTGGCTTTATCGAGGAATTTGGCTTCGTCGCCGGCGATCCAGTGCACGGTTTTGCCGTTGGCTGAGCCGGGTCGGTCCTGACTGACCATGCTCGCCACGGCCCCGTTGCGAAAAAAGATGCAATGCTCGGTAGTGATTGGGCCAACGATCGGCTGGGGCACATTGAGTTTTTTGGGTGGGCGTTCCCGTACCCAGAAGTCACGACCCCTGACCCAGCCCATCTGTTCCCAGCCTTTGATGACGGGCGGCAGGGTGCGTTCGAGCAATTGCAGGTAGGTAGAGCCCACAAAGCAGCCATGCCCCCGAGGCATGACTTCCACGTTTCGAAACGTTCGGGGTGCAATCAACCCTTCTGATTTACCGGTGCCCCGCCCCCAGACGGCGTATTCCTCGTTAGCCCCGACCAGCATCGAGCGCAGCTGCGGCTTGTTGAAGTGCCGGTGAACCGCCTGGACATCGTCGGCGAGACTGTGGGCGTCGTGGCCCACGTGAGCCAGGCGAACGGCGATCTGCAGATCGGACGTCACCAACTCATCGAGCTTATAGCGATCAGGCAGGTGTTTGGGGGGAGCTGACATCTTCGAAATCGTCGAACAGTTCTTCCGTTTTTTTCTTGTCCAAGGCCAGCATCTTATCAATCATCCGGGTCAGCTGCTCGTCGCTGATCTGCTGGCCACCCAGCTGCTCGGGGTTAAAGTTGATAATGTTGATGACCGTTTTATTCTCGACAGGGTCCTCCGGCTTGTCGGCGCCGATTAGCTTGATATAGATCTGACGCAGGGCGGCCAGACTTCGTAAATCCCCCTTCTTTTTAGCCAGCCGCATATCATCCCGCATCTCGTCAATGAGCATGACCCGCTCGTAGGCCAGGTTCGGCTGGTCCTGAATCGCAAAAAAACGGCGGGTATCGTCCAGGTAGTTGCGCGCCGTGCGGGCCGAAATGCCGGGGATAGCCTTCAGAATGGCGTTGAGCTGCTGGCTGGTTTTTGGATACCGGCCCGTCGACAGTAGGGCGTGAATGGTAATCCAGTGGCTCAGCTGCTCGGCGAGATCGCGGGAGAGTTTGACCTTTTTAGGATCGGTGTCGGGTAACTGGCACCGGTAATACTTGACGATCCGGTCAAATTTATCCTCGAAGCGGGACGGTAAGTTGGTCAGGGCGAGATCGTTGTTCATGGCTGGCGGGCCTCCAAATCATCCAGAAGCCGAATGGCCAGCGTTTGGGCCGGGCCCGAGCCTTGTTTGGCCAGCGTCAGGATGGACTTGCGGAGTTCAAGTTTTGATTTCAGCTTGCCCCGCTGGTAGGCGCGGTACGCGGGACTGGTTTCATCGTCCAGGGCGTCCTCGAGCGCAACGGCGTCGACGCCCAGGACAATGGCGATTTCGTCGGGTACGAAAAAAAAGCCGGCCATGCTTTCCAGCTCGGTAAGTTGATCAGCGGTTAGTGTCATGAGGAAGGGCGCGAATCTGGTACTCCCAGACCGGTCGTTCGGTTGAGTCGGTGTAATGGCGAACCAGGTGAAGCTCAATGCCCTGGCGGTGAATCTGGCGCAGCAGCTTGCCCAGCAGTTTCTGATCGAGGGTGGTATCGGTCTCGCTATGGGTAAACTCGAGCACCGGCTCGTCCTGCTCGTCGAGGGTAATACTGATCAGGTCGGCTTTAGAAGACATCAGGCGGGGCGTTTGCGGGTTAGGGATTAAACGGTTTGGCTTTGCTCATCTCGGCTTCGATCCAGCCGATATGAAACTGAGCCACCAGGGGACTGACAGTAACGACGCCCGATTCAATCCGGGGGTTGTTGGTGTAATTGGGCGAGCCGTTGACGGCCATCGACCAGGCCTCGTTTCGAATGACGGTTACTTTGGCGTGACAGACCGATACGGCCGTTTTTTCGGCGTGGGCTTTGACAAAGGCGTAAGCGCTGGGGTTACGCCGGGTGACCCGCCCATCGATGAGCAGCCGCAGCCGGCGGATCACACCCGCTTCCAGGCCCTGCACCAGCATGCGTACGGCGTCCTCGGTCATCGACCAGGTAGCAATCCAGACGTCGGCGGGTCCGGTCTGGCGCAGGAGGTGGAACAGCAGGTCGTGCATACTCCAGAGGCCGGCGCTAGCGTAATGGTAGCTGTGGCCGGCCTCCAGGGGCGGCCACACCGCATCGACAGCATCCGAAACGCGGCCGACGAGTGTATGGGTGTGTTCAGGTGGCTCAGCAGCCGGGCACAGGGCGGCCTGCCGGTGCTGGGGTAAACAAAAGTCTTGGACATCGTCAGCGTGAAATAGCATCGTCAGTCGGGGTTAGCGTATCCAGCTGTTGCTGGATCTGGAAAAGTTCGCTGTGATACTGGGCGAGGAGCGTCTGGCATTTCAGCCGCTCGGGTTCGGTGCCAGCCGCCACCAGCCGTTTTTTATAGCGCGAAACGAACGTACGCAGGGTGTTGCGCCGGGTCAGCAGCGCCTGGGCCGAGCGGACCACCGGCTCCGACTCATCGGGCAAATAGCCGTGCTCGGCGAAAAAATGCCGCCGGCCGTAAATCATCGTCAGTTCGTCGCCGATGTCCAGAATGCGAAACGACCAGGTGCGCAGCTCATCGCCTTCCCTGGTTCCCCCGTTATAAGCCATCCGGAGTCGTTCTTTCAGGATGGTTCGTTCGTCCATCAATCGCTTGCCGTCCTCCAGGGCATCGACCAACGGCTGTGGGTAGCTGGCTTGCTGGAGTAGCAGCCGTTCGCCCAGCTGCTCGTGCAAGCTGGACAGGGCCGTATGTAGGATCTGGCGGTTGTAGTCATCAGCGCCCGCTTTCAGCATGCCCAGCACGAAGGTCGAACCGGCTGGCGTGGGCAAAATCAGTTTTTCGTACAGTAGCACGCCCTGCTCGTAGAGGGGGGCATCCAGCCAGGCGCTGAGCTGCTCGATCGATTCGTTTATCATTGGAAAGGAGCGGGTGAAACAAAGAAGCCCGGCAAAACCGGGCTCTTTCGCCGTTCACACACATTACACGGGCACGTCGCCCACGTTGTCAGTCTGGAGATAGGGTACCTGCTGGGGAAACTGCAGCAGGTAGCTCAGCTCCGATTCGGTTAGGTTGGCCAGGTCGTAGCGTTGTCCCTCGAAGTCGATGGGCATCGTGGCGGCCGGCGTCAGACCGATGATGGAATAGGGCCGGGGCGGAGGAGGAGCCAGCCCGACTTTGGACAGTTTAGCCATCGCTCGATCTCGGGGTTAAGGGGCCGGCGTTAAGGGTACGGCTGCGCTATAGAAGAGAATATTGGGCACGAAGCCCGAAATCTCAATGAACGTGCCCAGCCCGCGCCCCGATACCGTACCGGTTTTCATTTCAGGCGACACGGTCATAAAGTGTTTACCACTCCCCAACTGGATGATTTTGCCGTTGTTGAGCGGGACGAGCATGTTCACCTTATCGTTTTTAACGTCGTTGATGAACTGAATCGCGTCTTCGTCGATACCAGGATAAAACAGCTTGAGCATGGGTTTGAAGCTCTTGCCATCGGCCTCACCGTTGCTGCCTAGATCCAGTTCGGACATGTCCTCGGTGGTATAGAGCTGCATGGCTTTCTTCCCCGTGTTGAGCACGTAGGGCGTGTTCATAACGTATTTGTTGGCCGGTGCCGCGGCCGGGGCGGGATACGTCTTGACGTCCGACTTGCGGATCAGGTAAACGATCTGCTCGGTGCCCCCCATGTTGTTTTCCTCCCCGTTGGGACCCAGGAGGTCTTTGTATTCGATAGCCATGGCTAATTGAGTAGTCTATGATGGAGAAAAGGCCCGACGGCGGGCAACGTAACGGGGCTACTTGACGACCTTACGCAGGGTAGCGACGCCCTCCCGGATCAGTTCGGCCACCAGTTTGGCGTCGTCGCGCAGCGTGGCCACGGTTACCACCTGGCCCTTCCAGCTGAACTCGGTGAGCAGCTCATAGCTGTCTTTACCGTGGCTGATCGTGGGTAGCGCGTCGCTATCGGCCTGTTGACTGGCGAGGGTTTGCTTGAGCTCCGTAACGATCCGGGCGGCCGACTGCAGCTCGCTGTCTTTAGCGGCCAGCTGATTGGTCTGCTGGATGAGCGTCTTTTTGGCTGTTTCCAGGTCAACGACAACTTTAGCCAGATCCTGCCGGGCCTGGTCACGTTCCGTTTTATACGTAGTACGCTCGGTTTTCAGCCCCTCAATATCTTTCAAGGCGGCTTCGAGTTTTTGTTCGGCGGTTAGTTCAGCCATGGTTGGCAGTGCGGGTTGGAAAAGTTGGTAACCTGCCCAGGCAGGTTACCAACGGGTAAAGGGAAGGAAGAAATCGAAAGCCAGTTAATTACGCCTGGTCGTTGACGAACAGGATGTCCAGATCGGCGATCTGGAAGGCGAGCACCAGCTGCATTTTGCAGGTGTAGCCATGGACGAAGGGGATCATCTGGCCGATCGAGGTGAAATCGCTTGTCAGATCGGTACCGAAGTAGAGGTTCTTATCGACGTCGGCCACCAGCCGCTTCGAGCCGGACATCCAGCTGGCGGGCTGCAGGATCCACTTACCATCCGAGCCAAAAATAGACTTGCCGATGACTTTCCCATTGGCGCCAGCGATGTCCAGAAATGAAGTACCATTGGTGAATTTGGCCAGCGCGCTCATGTTGTAGTTATCGTAGGTCGAGCGCGAGCAGCGGATGATGCCACCTAGATTCCGGATTTCTTCCGGGATCGCCAGGTAGAAGTTCGTAACCTTGTCGAAGGCGTTAGTCGCGTCAATCGTGCCGGTGGCGATTTTGTTGCGGGCCGGCAGCGCTGCGTATTCGTCGGCAATGATGGTGCCCAGCCCTTTGTTGATCGAGCTGTTGTTAACCTTTTGCCACTTGGCGGGGTGCGATTCAGGTGACTGACCCGCGGTGGTGATGGCCAGACACTTGAAATAGGAATTGGCGTAGCGAACCCGGGCATCGACCGCGTAGACGGTACCGCCATCGTAAACGGGTATCAGTTGGCCATCCACCCCGAAATAACTGTTGTTGTTGATTTCGGCGCGCTGCTTTTTAATCTGCTCGTCCCAAAAGTACTGAGCAAAGCCCTGCGGATAGTCGGGCGCGTTCGCTTTGAGCATCTCGGAGAGATACGTCTTACGCAGTTCCTCGGGAACAACGCGCAAAATCTTCATGGCCGTGCGCGGCACAATGGTGCGCTGGCTGAAGGTACCAGCCTGACCGTCGGGGTCGACCACGTCGACGTCGTAGGGGCGAAGCCCTTCGTTTGCCTTGTACTTAGGCATGATACGCGGGGCGGTCAGGTTGGTGATCAGGTTCAGATCGGTAGCGATGTCGAGGCCGTTAAAAATCGACGTCCGGATGCGCTGTTCGTACTGACCCGCGTAGTTGTTGATCGCGGTCAGATCTTGTTGAGGGGTTGTGGCCACAGGGTTTGGCTGGCTAAGGGTTTAGAGTAGGTAGGCTGAAGGACAGACAAGCGCTGGCCTTGCTCAGGCTCGCTGGCCTTTGAGCCGGGCGACTTCGGCGTCGGTCTCCGAGAAAAAAGGGTTGGTGGATGATCCACCGGCCGTTATCTCGGTTTCTTTGGGGCTTTTCGAGCCCAGGTGGCCCGGCTGGCTGCCGAACTTGTCGAGCTCACTGGTCAAGCGGGTGATTTCGGCGGTGGCCGTCCGGCCGGCGTCTTCAGCGGCCTGGAGCCGCTGCTGGAGGTCCTGGGCTTGGGTGAACTGGGTTAGATTGACGGACGCGATGTTGAAGCCATTGGCTTCAAGCTCGGCATTGATGGCACTGATGTGGGCGTCGGTAACGTCGGCCGCAGCCAGGCCTTTGACTGCCGCCAGGGCGGGCAGTTTGGTGAATCCAAACATGGGATCGGTAGGGGTTGGGTTTGTCGGAGTAAGGGCTGATTCAGAGTCGCCGGCGGTTTTGTCGGGGGCTGACGCAGCGGCATCAGCCAGAGCAGGTGCCTGGCTATGGGTAGCCGACGCCGAGGGCATCGTAGAATCAGGTGTTGGCTGGGCTGCCGCCAGCTCGATAACCTTGTCGACTGCAGCCTGCAGAGTGCCGAAGCCGTCGATGAGTCCCAGTGATAAGGCTATCTGGGCGCTGTAGAGCTTGCCGGTGAAGGGCTCATCCGTTTTCGGGGTGGGCTTGAGCCGATCGCCCCGGCCGGCCCGAATAGCGGCTTCGAATTGATCGACCGCTTCATCCAGTTCATCTTCGAGGGCGGTTGTGTCACCCGCCAGGGCGTCCCGAAAGGCTTTGTTTTTATCCGTTGAGCGCCGGCTATACACCGAAATGTCCCGGATACCATCCTGCTCGAGGGCTTTGCTGTAATCGCGCAGGCGGCAGAATACGCCAATCGAGCCGATTTGATCGGTCGGCTGGGAGGCCAGAATCCAGTCGGCTCCGCAGGCCAGCCAGTAGGCGGCCGAGGCCATGATGCCGTCGTTAACCAGCACTACCGTGGGCTTGATGGGGTTGCGGATGGCGTCGTAAAACGTGGGGGTGCCGCTCAGCTGGCCTCCCCCTGAATCCACCAGGATTACGGCCCCGATGAACTGCTGATTATCGTAAAGGGCGTTGAGCTCCGCGGTGTAGTCTTCCGTGCCGTAGGCGCCACAGAAGCCTTCCTTCATGATTGGGCCCCGTATATCAATGACGCCAACGCTACCGGGGGGTAGGTCCGGGTTGGACAGGCTCGTCTCGACGCGCCGGTAGGATGAAGCGGATGAACTGGCGGAAGAGGGAGCCAGGGCAAAGCCGATCGGCTTTTTATCGTCTTCTTCGTCGTCAAAGAGACTAGCCATGCGACCACCCAGGAAAGCATTCACCAGCCCTATATGCTGGTTGGCATAGCCCGGATCAATCATCCAGGTATGCCGCATTAAGGCCGAAATGGTCCGAAAGGAGCGATTCATGCCCCGAAACTGCCTGGCCAGCCAGCCCACAGCCGCGACAAGCCCGGTGACGGCCTGCTTAAAAACAACCAGCACGTAACCAGTCGGCTACGTGCTGGTTGTTATCTATACGTTTAATTAGGTTAGTACCGACAAATCTAAATAGGTTTATAAAACAAATTCAAGTGTAAGTCACTATTATGCGACAAAAAAACACGCAGCCAACCGGCCGCGTGCTTTCTGATTCTATCCACACCAAAATTATTCTTGGTACGTAAAGCTACAAAATTGGAACACTGGGCTTAGTTAGCTGGCCAGAAAAAGTTAACTGGGTCCCCCGGCGATCGCCTATCTGCTTACCCGTTGAGAACTGATAGCGAAATGACAATGCTTGCTCGAGTGTGCCGGCCCGGCGTACCAGTCCGGCGTAATCCTCCACCTCGACCACAAACCGGTACCGGACCAAGTCGGCTAGCAGCTGCCGGCGCTGGGGAGAGTCACCGGGAAGCCAGCCGTCGATCGATACATTCCAAATCGGCCCGTTATCGGTTTCTTACTGGTCTTCCTCAAAGCCAATTGTACCGTCAGTTCCGTAAGAGGTTAACCACCGGTAGCCGGAGCGAAAGCTAACCGGCCCATTGACAGTAGAAATGGCGGATACGCCGATAACGGGCACAAAGCGCACCAGGCAATTGCCGCCTGGATTGTCGACAGGCTCAAATAACAGATCACTGAGGGAAGGGCCGTAGGCAATCAAGGGGGGCGTCGTGCCCGCCGGCGTAAGGCGGTCAATACGTTGCACGGCTGCTCCTTTCTAAATAGTTCCTCTCGTCGAGCCAGTGAAGCCAGGCGATACCGGACCAGCGTCCACAGCGTTCCCCAACCGACACGGTCGAACCATTATCGATTTGGAAATAGCGGTAGGGATCGACCGATACCGTGACAGAGTGCGAGGGGTACTGGCAGTCAATGAGCAACCTCCACTGGGCGGGGTGGTAGACGGAATGACAGGTATTGACCCCCTTCGTCTCAGCGTGGCAGTCCACCGTGGTATAGGGGGCCTGGTATTGATGATCCAGCACCAGGCCAGGGCAGTGTCGGGTTTGGCCCGCCGAGCAGTCGACCATGACGGCAATCATGAACAGCAGGAAGAGCAGTCCCAGCAGACCTCGGGAATCGAAACGATTAGTCACAGGGCAGAAGTTTGGTTCCGGTTAATTGGATCAAACTTCTGCCCTGTGAGCGCACGGAGTGCGACAAGCCCGGTGACGGCTTATTGTGCTACAAGCCCGATAAAACCCGTGGCTTTTGACAACAGCGTCAGCCTTAAGAAAATGATTACGCGGCCAGCTCCAGGGGGTGGAAGTGCAACTGGCGACCTACATGCACACTAAATGAGGACGCCTTAATGTTGCGTCGATGGCGGAGGTAGGCCTGCCGCAGGGTCTGTTCGTTACAATCGTCGTCGGAAAAGTCATACTGGTCAACAAAGAGCTTAATCCGACGCATGGGCTCGATGTCGGGAGCGGCTTCGCAGAAGAGCACCATCTCGTTGCGGATGATGTAGTCGACAAAATTGCTGAAGGCTACTAGCTCGGCGGCATTCAGCAGGTACTGATGCCGGCTTTGGTGAAACTCCTGGATGCCTACCCCCATTCGCTGGGTCATGTCGTCCGGAATCAGATTTCGGCCCCCGCCCTGGCGATTCAGATGCCCTGGGCGGGGCTTTCGCTCGTACTGCAGCAGGACTTTTTGGGATTGGGACAAGGCCCATAAAAAAAGAGAGGCCCCTTCTGATTGCGGGCCTACCAGCATAGGACGAGGGGCCCCCTGGGCATCCTGTAACTTGATGGATACATACTTTTTAATCCGCGGCAGTACCGGGATGTCGAAAAGTACAGGTTCAGTAAAGTACATGTTGTTACGGTGAGTTAAAAACAGGATAAAAATAAATATTATCCATCCTAAAATATACCTACAGGTACCAATGTGATGAAATATTTACTGGTAGGTGTCAACTGTTCAAATTTATTGCTGGCTTGTAACTGATAGCAGAAGCAAAGCCTTCTGCTGACAAGAAGTTGAAGTAGCCCCACTGAAACGGCAATATGCCGCGAATCGCCCGGGGCATGTGGTCTGTCCATCAAAACGCTTGTTTTACTGGACACAGTTAGAAAGCTATGTTTCTTGCAAGGGTTTGCGGGTGTTGTGTCCAAAATACTTGTCTAGTATTGCTTGTCCAGCTATTCGCTATTGCTAGTGTTATTTTGGACAAATCAGCTAACTTACCAGCCGGTTATTTACCTACTTCCGTAACTGTACTTACTATGATTATTTATCTTCTAAATGGGGCCTTTAGACAGGAGCGGTATGCCTACTGGTCTGATGTCAGCGATAGAGTAAGAGAATTATTAAGCCAGTCAGACATCCTGCTGCTAACTTACCATCATGTAGAGATGAACTTTACGAAATGGTACGTCGAGGGCGAGGTATATGCTAAATGTAAGGATATGGTTGACGCTATGATTAAAGCCTACCGTACCCAACTTGGATTAGTATGAAAATAGGTTACGCCCGCGTATCAACCCAGGACCAAAACCTGGATCTACAAGTCAATGCGCTGATTGAAGCAGGGTGTCATGTAGTGCATAAGGAAAAGATCACGGGTGCCCACGCCGATCGGCCGGAGCTGCAGAAAATGCTGGAGTTTATGCGGCCAGGAGACGAGATTGTCGTCTGGAAACTGGACCGGCTGGGCCGATCACTGTCTCATCTGATCGAACTGGTTAACTTGTTTTCTGAGAGAGGAGTGACTTTTACCAGTCTCCAGGACAAAATTGACACCAGCACACCCTCAGGTAAATTAATCTTTCACATCTTTTGTAGCCTGGCCGAGTTTGAACGGGCGCAGATCCGGGAGCGGACCATGGCTGGTTTAGCCGCAGCTAAACTAAAGGGAAAGACGGGGGGGAAGCCAGCAGGCCTGTCCGAAGAGGCCAAGCAGAAAGCGCGGGTAGTCGAATCCCTTTATCGAGATGGGTACGGGGTCAAGCAAATCGGGCAACAGCTCAACATAGCCCGGACAACCGTTTATAAGTATCTCCAGGAAAGGGGAGTGAACTTGCATTAATCTATTAATCTAAAGTAGAAGAGCCAGGCAAGAAAGCCTGGCTCTCCTAGTTCTAAGCTGATCCTCGTTTTTGCATTACTTTACTTTGCTTCAACTCCGCAGATACCCGTCTCTCATCAGGACGGCCGTACACCTCAAGCCCTTTATCGGACTTTCTACCCAGTAGCACCTTCACCGAATCGGTTGTCAAGTGGAGCGTGTTAAAGCACCAATCGGTAAAGGTCTTCCGGCCCGCTTTGCTAGACAGGTCGGGGTGCAATTTTAACTCACCAGCGATCAGCTTCAACCAATAATTGAATTTGGGGAGGGAGATAACGGGTAGTTTCTCCCAGCCGCCGTATTTGGCTACGATTTGCTTAACCTCTTCAAACTGGGGTACTTTGGCCGATACCTCGGTTTTGATGCGTTCTTTAATGATCCAGATTTCGCCGTCGATGCCCTTACGCACGGCCGTTTGGTGCTTTCGAATCAGATCAAGTAAATCGCCGTAATGAAAGCCCGTTCGGCACAGCAAAACGAAGACGTCAGCCACGTGCTGCATGTGCGGGTTGGTAAAGTGGTGGTCACGTAAGCGATCAAACTCATCCTCGCTGAGAAAGACCGGATCGCCATACTCGGCGTTCTTAATCCTGAGTCCCTCCAGGGGGTTGGAGTCCGCAAGCTTGTGCAGTTTCGCCCATACCAGCACGTTCTTAATCGTCTGGGTGTGCTTGACAATATAACTGTCGGCATGGCCCACTTTGCCGCCTTCCAGGGGCACTTGCTTCATCCACCGGCGGTATTTCTTGACCCAGTTTAGATCGAAGTCCTCAACGAGCAGATCCTGCGCCTTTTCGCTAATGAGGAAGTCTACCAGCTTCTTTCTGACATTATCGTACACCTCGAGGCTGGAGGCCGTTAGTTTGCGCTCGGGATCGGCTTGGCTGTCGGTCAGGTACATGCTGAAAGCGGACAACAGGGAGACATTTACACTCTGGCCCAAAAACGCCCGTTTGATTTTTTCCGGGGTGATCTTCTCCCGCTTCCGGAACAGATCATTGAAGATGGCCCGGAGTTGGTTGCGTAGGATATCGAGCTGCTCATTTTTAAAGAACGCTTCCGGGTCTTGATCACTGATGCGCTGGCCATCCCAGTGATGGTCATAAATAGTTAAACCGGTACTGCCAATTTCGGCCCGGCCGCTTTCCATCGTAATGCGGCAGTAGAGTTGGGACTTGCCCGGCGTCTTACTCTTGTGACGCCAAAAGCTGATTTCCATGCGGAATAGATTCATTGCACGACTCATTTTGGTGAGCGGGCGCAACTGAATTTTTATATGGTGTGTGTGTCATGTGTATATTAAGCGGCTCAATTATTACCAAAAGGTGTGCTATGGTAACGGAGGGTAATTCATCGGTCACTACAAAAACAAGCAGTGCCACCTGGCACATTGGTGTGCCACCTGTAATGCCACCAGATCCGGAATAGTGAGTTTTTTGTCCAAAAAAGGGCATAAAAAAAGCCCGAAACGGGATTTGTTTCGGGCACCTGACAGTGAGTACAGCTATTAAGCAGAGAGAGAGGAACTCGTACGCTGTTTTTAAGCACTTGAAATAGACCGTGTTAACCACGTAGGCTAACGGGGTGCCACCAACTTTGCTGTGGATGGATTGACGGGGATGATCCGGCGTTTCTGCACGCTGGACAGGCCAGCCGCCATGTACGCCTGAAATACCGCGTTAAACTCATCCATAGAAAGCGGTTCTACGATAGCACCCTCAGACTTTCCCACTAACACATCAACAGTTCTTTGTAAACCGGCTATCTGCTGGTTCTTGACCTTGATCTCCTCCTCATAGAAAACTTTAAGATTTTCTATATCCCGAGCCATCTTATCAAGTATCCGCCCCCCAAAAGTAGAGTCGATCTCTTGCTTCGTTGGGGTGGTTCCATATAATTCTGAGACATCAACCCCAAAGAACTCCGCAACCTTAGCTAGCCTCACAGCTGAGAAGGAGTTGTTCTTCATCATAGCATCGAAGCCCTGCATACTCATTTCCAAGTAATCGTAGAGGCTTTTCTTCGTTCGATGATGCTCGTGGAGCAGTTCTTCGATTTTTTCTTTAAAACGATATTCCATTGGTTTTCAGCATTAAAGTGAAGGATAAGGCAAAAAATGAGATATTTTTATCAAATTATTTGGATAGTATCTCAAAGCCCTTTAATATTGTATCAGATATACGAATCAAAGATATATTTTTATATCAGAGGCTCGGCACAATATCTATAATTTTTTGTGAGCGGTACTTTCATGGAAAACGTAGTGAGTGGATTTCTTGAATTGTCAATCAATGGCAAACGGCAGTTGATCCGGGCAGCCTTTATCGATGGTATAGGCGAAATGGATGACGGAAAGGTGGGTATAGTGATCGGCAAACACACCGATGTACTAATCGTAGACCAGACTTTCGAAGAAGTAAGGTATTCACTACATATAGCCTTGAATTTCTGAGGCTTCACTTTGAGACTTTTCTCTCAATTTCCTTGAGCTGCCTCTTGATCTGTTCTACGTCTGTGCCGATGAGTTTTGTCCGTTTGTCTAAGAACTCGTATAGGTCGGCAATGCTATCTTGAAGAGTATCTAATTTTTTAGACAACTCATCTTGCTTGTCATAAAGAGAGCTATACTTTTCATATACGTCACCGAATAATGTTTTAAAGTTCTCTCTCATTTTGGTCAAGAGCACTTCATTGCTTACGTCTGCCATCGCGAAAAATGTTTGTATTTATCTATCACAAATTTATAAATATATGATAGTGACGCAAGATAAAAACCCGCTCGCCCGCTTAATGGCGCTTCTGCCTATGCAGGTCGCCAGGGAAAAACGGCGCGCTATTGAAGCAGATATGGTTGCCATTGGCAAGTATGAGCATTACCGGCAACGAGTGATACGTCGCGATTGGAAGATGGGGAGTACCCAGGTGGATTGTGCTGCTGTGATCATGCGTCACCTAGGCGTCACATTGGAATTTTTCACCGGGACTGATGAACAGCGGGAAGAGCAAATTGAGACGGTAACTAAAGCGTACTATCAGCAAGCCTTTGTTGGTGAGGGTGTTTTTCAACCTATTCCATAATGTTCACTTTACCTATGACCACACTAGAAACCGAACAAGCCTGGCTGGAACAGATCGAAGCCAGTAGACTGGTGGGCATCTGCCTGCTCGACGCCGAGGGGCGGCTCGTGCAGCGGCTCGATGACGATCCGACCCTGAAAGAAGCCATTGCGGACTGGCAGGCTCAGCGCATCCGCGAGTTGAATCGATCGGCCTTTCGAAGCCAAACAGCCGCTTACGAGCTGCCTGGTGAGAGCTATCAACCCCAAACCGCCTAAGCCATGCAACCAGGTCTAACCACACCTTTGCCAAAGCGGCACCTGCACAGCCTTACCTATCCGGAGTGCCGGACAATTCTGGCGCTGGCCTTCGGCTTTGCGCCCCCCGATTCTGCCATCACTACATTCTGTATAGCCCCCGGCTCCCCGATCACGATCGTTAGCCATGGCTTTTCGATAATCCTGTACGAAGACGGGCAAATACTGCCGTCTCGATCAGCCCAGAATGTAGAGGGTTTCGATTCAGCCGCCTGTTTTAATGCCTGGAAAGTCGTTACCTACCTCAATAGTCTAAACATGCTTTTTGGCACCCCAGCGGTATGAGCGATCTATTTCAATACGGTCCCTTCTGGCCGATCCTGGGCCTAACGACAGCTTTGCTGTTGACCATTGCAGGGGTTTGGATGGTACTGTTAGCCTGGCGTGATAACCGGCGTGTGGATAAGGCGATCAACTCGATGAAGACTCAGCGCCATGTATAATAACCTCGCCGACTTCTTCGTCGCCCACCAGGTCGATAACCTGCTGGAGACAGATCACCAGCAGCTCACCAAAGTGGAGCGCTGGCAGCTGATCGATCAGCTCGATCAGGCGACCGATCAGTATCAGCGTTGGCAGGGGATGCTTCAGGCCAGCCATATCGCTCACACGCTGGTCACTGAGAAGCTGCGCGCTATCCGCCTGAAACGGTTTCAGGTCTGGAACTCCTTCTACCCGGCGATGACAAGCGCCATAAAGATCGGCCTCCATGCAGCTTGACTTCGACAACATGGCCAGCCTGCTGGAGCCGGGCAAGCAGGAACAGGTACTCGCCCATTTTGGGCTGGGCCAGGACTTTAGAGATCGCCTGGATCTCGTTTCGGAAGCCTTTCGTATCCATGTCATCAACATGGTGATTCAGGCTCACCGCTCTTGCTCGGGCGACGTCGAGCAGTTTCACGAAAGCCTGTTGCTAAAAACCCTTTTCGGCATGGTGGATCAGTACGTCAAACCTCAGTCCGTAGCCGAGGTGGCCTGCGTATCCTTTCTGGCCAGCGCCCTGCTAGCGGGTTGTGAGACCATATTAAGCCCGGTACTGGGCATGATTCAAACCACTACATTTCATGGAGGCACAGCAACAGCTTGACGAGCTGGTCAGGGCGACGCGTACTATGCGCCAGGCTCAGAAGAAGTATTTCAGGAGCAGGACCACCACGGCCCTGTCTGAATCAAAAATTGCTGAAGCAGCCGTCGACCGACTTCTCCAGCAACACCCCGAACCGGCTCAGCCGGTGCAGGCAGAATTGGGTTTCAGTACATCACATAAGTAATTCGGATTGGCCACTTGGCTTCCGGGTGGCCAATTTAAAACAAGATCAGAAGAAACCTAGCGGGGTAGAGCAGTAGGTAGATCGTGGGCCTCATAAGCCCAAGTCGCCGGTTCGAGTCCGGCCCCCGCTCCATGGGTGGTTGACGATTGGTTGGAAGGCATGCAGAATGCCTGACGAGCGTGGAATAGACACCTCGGCCCTGGAACGACCAGGGCCGGGCTGAGCCAGGCTAACTGACACCACCTGCAGTATTGGTCACTCCGTCTGTCCAGCGGGGTAAAAACGGGGATAACGGGACCCTAACGTTTGAAAAAAGGAGACTCCCCGACAAAGGAAAGTTGATAACGAAACCTGACAGCCGGGAAGCAGACCGGCACATTGTAGTAAGGCTACTGGAGTAGCAGGGGCTGAGTGGCCCGGCTTGTTCACACTCTGGTTGTGAGGATGGTTTTTTGAGGGTTTTCCATCCCGCAGTCAGGCGAACGCCCTCCTGGTTCGAATCCAGGTACTACAACTACTGGCCCCTTCGGGGGGTGGTATGCTTACCTCACGAGGTAAGTAATGGTGTGGATAGAACGAGTGAATACCGGGGCCAGTGGTCCCGGTATTCCTAACCTGCCCACCCGAGATAGTCTAACCCATTAACGCCTGTGCCCATGAGATCCTTCGCTCCACCTTAATTCTCCCTGACCATATCGCCATTGTGCATTGCACGTCCGAAACTCGCGATTTCGGAACGCGGTAATGTATTTTTCATGCCTCGACGCCTTTGCGTTTAGGGGTAAACGGTACTTCTTTGCCCGTTGCGCAAGCAGCGTTTTTTCGCCACCGACTTTGCAGTTATTCGGTTAGGGTAGCTTATATAAAGAAGTTAATCAGGGTTACTCCCCTGTATCTAACGTTACTCAACCTTGGTACTTCAGTACTTCAGTACTTTAGTTAGGGCGCGAAAAAAAATCGAAAACGAGCCCGGCCTTATCCGCTCGATCCAGTCCAACCCCGTCTCTCCAACCGCGCCACAGAGCGCCTGTGATTACCGAAAACCATGACAATGCAACCAGCCTACAACCGTAAGCCCAATACCGGTACGCCCGAATTTTCCGCCGATCCAATCAACAGCACCTACCGATGGGAGCTGCACCTGACACCTGGCCACCCTCGCAACCGGGTTGCCCTGCTGGACGGCTACAGCAAAGGGATGGGGTTTGAGAACACCAACAAGCTGGTACTGCTCTACCGCAAGCTGGTAAACCCGGTGCTGCCCTATCTATCCCGTTGCGACAAGATCATCATCTTCGAGCAGAACCCAGGCCTGCCTAAAGAATTTCACACCAAACTGCTGGAGATTATGCCCCACGATTACCGGGCTTTTGGCTGGGTAGCCAGCGACAGTTTCATCAACGAGTTCCTGCAGTCGTACTACGCCGAATACAAGCAGACCGGGATTATAACCCCGGTGGAGGATCGTCGAAAGAATGTCCGCAAAGCGTTTTATGTGCCCGAGTTGGACCACAGCAAATATGATTTCAAAACCCAACAGGAGCTACAGGATTTCTGTCGACGGTTGGTCAACAAGTATTCGGCTCAGTGCATGACCATCTGGTACCATAAGCACGCCGAGTTTCAGCCGGAGTTGTTCAGCACGGACGTGACAGGAGCCCTGCAGCACCAGGTGCACGCAGCTCCGTCGGCTGAAGCGGCTGAAGCTGCGCTCAGCCAAATAACCGAGATGCAGAGCAAATTCAACACCCGAAAACCCCAGTAGACATGAACACACCATTGCATACCATCCCCTATACCGTAGCCGCCTGGCTCGGTGACCGATTCATCACCCGCCTGACCATTTGGGCTGCCAACCGGTATGCTGCTGAGCAGCTGGCCGGTGCCAATCTGCGCTCGTCGGGCAAAGCTTACGATACAATCACTGCCGTTGCTGCCTGATCATGATTTCGCTCAAGCTGACCCCCAACGAGTTCAAGGCGCTGATCCTGTTTGTCCGGGGCGTCGTGGATATCCAGAGCCGCCTGCCGATCATGGATCAGCACCTGTCGGGTCTGGTGCTCGAGCAATACCTCGGGAAGTGGCGACCGCATCAGCTGCTGGCCTGGGGGCAACGTACTGCCGGCAAAGAGTTCAAGCTGAATCTACCCCTGCCGGTAGCCAAAGCGCTCTGGCAGGAAATGCAGTACTCGATGCTCATGGGCTGGCAGCAGCTACTGCTGGGCAAGCTGGATCAGGCGCTGATCAACTACCGGAACCCGCTACTGGAATCGGCGACCTACGCGGCTGCGGTCCTTGATTCCTAAACCAAAAACCCCCGACTGCGCCTAACAGTCGGGGGAGACAATGTACCGATTATGATGCTAACCACACGCGGCCCGGCCCGAAACGGCCTGGTCGCAAAGCTACGCAATCCTATGGCAAAAAAACGGCCCAGGACGGGCTTCACCACCACCACCGGCTTTTACAGCCACTACCCCAGCTCCCTGCTGGTCAAGATTCTCAAGGGGCTCGAGCGCGACTTCGACGCAGCCGCTGCGGGCGAAGCCTACCGCCCGCCCATGATCTGGCTCAGCGCCCGGATCGATCTGATCGCCCGTATCCTTGAGCAGCGGGCTGCCGATCAGGAACCGGTACCCGGCCGTATCGATAGCCGCCTGGCCAAACCTATCCGTGTTACTTGGAAGACCAAGCCATGAGGAAGAGAAGATCAATCAGCTCACCCGATCGGAAGCCATGCAGACAAACGAATTCTACGTCCCTGAAGCCAAATGCAGGGAGATATACAGCAAAAGTGACCTTACGAGCATCATTGAAAAAAGCTGCTCTAAAACCTTCTTTTGGCAGAATCAAGAGTACATATACGGCGGATCGGGTCATAAAGCCGGCGTTATTCTCTATATCAAAGCGTACCGAGTCGAGCCGCTGTCAACCTATAAAGGCACGCTTACCCCGCTTAAATATGGTCCACACTTCGAACAAGTGGATCTGGGCAACCGGGAACGAAGTTATGCCGGAATGTTGCTCACCAACGGCGGGCGGGAGCTAGTGGTATGTGCTCCTGAATACACGTTCAAGCAGCTGGACGTCGGCAAACAACTCTCCATTTTTTAGCTCTGGCCAAGTATAAATATGAAAAAGATACCCAAGCTCGTGTTTTTCCGGCCAGCCGATAATGTGTCTACAATACACCCTAAACCTTTACTTGATGATGTCAAAGTTTTTGTTGATCCCCCTGGCGCTGATCATGCTGCTGGTGCTGCTCACCCTGATCATGGTGGCCACCGTCGTCCTGGCGCTCCTGACGCCCCTGTTTATGCTGGCTGAACCAATTGACCGCCCGGCGGCCCGGTTACATTCCGTCAAATACGCCGATTACACGACCCCCATATGACCCAAGCAGAAATAAAAAAGAAATTCGACACGAGCCAACGCCTGGCGTTGGCTCGTGTCGAGCGGATGGCTCAGAACGGTACGATTGAATGCGAGTATTCTGATTGTAAATGTCCGTTTAGAAATCGAATTGGACCATCAACAGTGTCCGTTATTGTTACCCCTGATTACGAGGTAGAGCTTGTTTGTGCGCCTGCAGCACTTGACTTTGCCCATAAACACAATATTGACCCGAGAAGCGTATGAAGGATATCAAATTCACCCCAAACCCCTTCGGGCAGACAACGACTGCCGAACGCGATGCCCAGTTTCGGGCGTTTAACGAGGAATTAGTCGCATTAACCCAGAGATATGGGTATGCCGACTACCTGATCACGGTCAATGACGCCCGGCCTCCCCAGCTGTACAGTTCAGCCGTTATGGCTAATACAGTCAAGATCGGGCACGAGCTGCGGCAGAAATCGTATCGGGCCGTTGAGGACTGGGTCAAAACTATGTCAATCAGTAAGCTAAAATGAGACTGCGGATATTTCGTATAGGCCAGACCGACACGATGCGGGCCACGCCAGGCAGGGTGCTGAGCCAGTAAGACAATATATTGAGAGGAGTTCTGACAGCCACACCGGTCTCTGGTGTGGCTGTTTTGTTACCGGCCGGTTACCTACTAGTATATTTTATAGGACGGCTAATTTATAGTTGAGTTGTACTATGTATCTTTATCAAGGAGTTACTACTCAGTTACACCTTCATCATTTTGCAACTCATTCCGCTTGAGTGTTGTCATTTTTCGGGAAAAGGGTAAAACGTAGTTTCGCTGCTGCTCAAGTTTGTTCCCTTCCCACTCAATGACCTCACGTTACGTAACTTTCGACATTCGCGTTTACCCCCTCGTGCGCAAATTTCTGGCGTACCACTATGGCACAGCCCCTTTTGAGGTCAGTAATGTCTCCAATCCCTACAGCTCCTACCTATACGCCTGTCTCGATCGCTACGATCACCGGGACACCCAGCGTCCCCGCAAATTCTCCCGAATGACCGACACGCTCACGCTGAGCGTATCGACCTGGCGGGTGAAGTCATTCGCGGTCGGTATGATGTCGCCGACCAAGCAGGCCTCCTTCAATGATTTTGTGCGGGATCTGTTTTTTGAGAAACTGGCCTCTGAAGTAGCGGTGGCCACCAGCTTCGGCGTTGGAATCAAAACGGCAATACAGCGCTTTCTGGACCGCTACGGCATCACCGAGCGCGAATTATCGATTGGCCTGGCTATACGGTACTACTACCGGTACCGGGACGCATTACGGCTTGAGTATTGTCATTTACTACCGGCGACTCCTAGCGTAATCTTGCCCCATGAGCGAGATTCAACGGACGGGTCAGTGGAATCCTGGGGGCGGCAGGTGGCTTGAGGTCATCGCCGTCGGCGATGTGCTGTCCTACCAGCGCCCCACCAAAACCAGCGCCCCGGTCATCACGCTCCGCGACGGCTCCAGCTGGTGCCGCATCTACACCACCCCCGGCACGCTGTACTACCGGGAAGTCCCGAGCCGCACTGACAACGGCCGACTTTACACCTACGAGGTGAAAGGCTGGTCTCCGGACGACAACCCAGAAAAGGGCATGGCCCTGGACACCCTGCTGGCCACCGAGCGCGTGCTGGTTCGCTTCTGCGATAACAAGGGCCTGCAGCGCCTGGCGGGCACCCCCGACGAGTTTCTCCTTTTCTCCTACGAGTTCGACACCCAATCCGACGTCCCTGATCAGCGGGGCTATACGATCACGGTGTCCGGCTCTACCACCACCCGCGCCCCTTATGCAGCTTAAGCAGCATACCCTCGATATCACGGCGTTTGCCGCCCAGAACTGGCTCATCGATTCCGAGCTGCGTGATCTGATGTTTATGCAGCTGGCCCGCGAGGGCCGGATCGTGCTGTCGCTCGACGAAACGCCGGTCCACTACACCGACTACAACTGGGCGTATTACAGCGAGGCTCCCAAGAAAAACTCCACGGCTGTGCTCACCATTTCGGGCGTCATCTATGACTACTACGCCCAGTACGTGTGCATGAAGCTGCAGGCGATCGCGGCCGACAAAAACGTCTCCAGGGTGCTGGTCAAACTCAACAGCCCAGGTGGCTCGGCCGACGCCGGCTACCGGATCTCCGATGCCCTGATGAACCTGTCGATACCGACCTGGTGCCATATCGACTTCGGGCAGGCCAGCTCCGCGGGCTACATGATCGCCTGCAGCTGCGACGGCATCAGTGCCAGCCGGGCTAACGACCGGGTGGGGTCCATCGGTACCTACGTACAATACCAGGACTGGAGCAAATACTACGCCCAGCTCGGCATCGTCTCGAAAAACATCTACGCCGAGCAGTCGACGGAGAAGAACATCGAGGGGCGGGAAGCCGAGAAGGGCAATTTTAAGCCCCTGACCGACTACGTCAGCCAGGAGGCCAGCGCCTTTATCGATTATGTCAAATCACGCCGGACAACGCTGAATACCTCGAAGATGGACCCCTTCAAGGGGAAAGTCTTTTCGGCCACGGACGCCCAGGCGATCGGGCTGATCGATTCGATCAACGACCTGAAAACGGCCGTCCAACTCCTTAACAGCACAACAACCAAAACAAACGCAACCCCTCGTACAACTATGATTTTTGGGTATGTAAAAGCCGAAAAGCTACTGGCTTTCAAAGGCATCGAAGCGAGCGCCCTCACCACGGAGATGGTAAAAAGCGCCAATGAAGAACTGGCCGCGCTGGGCATCAATGCCGTCGCGCTGATTAGCCAGGCTGAATTTACGGCTATGATGGAAGCCAACCAGGCTGATCCGGAGGCCCTGACCAAAGCCCAGGCCGAAGTGACTCGCCTGACCACAGCGCTGAACGCGGCCCAAACCAGCGTCGGCAACCTGACGACCGAGCGGGATCAGTGGAAAACGAAGGCTGAAGAGTATGGTGCCAAGAATGGTGCCGAGAAAACCAATGGCGCTAAAGCCGAGGAGAAAGCTCCAGATGCCGATGACGCTGACGATACCGCCACGATCCTGGCTGGGCTGGAGCACAATAAGCAGCTGGTCGATATGCCCTGGCTGAACAAGTAAACCCATACGGCAGCCAGATCCGGCTGTTTTCACAAACGTACCCATTTGTAACCCTAGTAATAATGAACACAACTGACATCGTAACAGAATACGGCGCGTACTACCGGAAGCAGGGCCAGAATGCCCAGCGACTGTTCCAGGTGGCGCGCCGGACGGTGGAGTCGGAGTCGATCTTCACGCCAATCATTACGGACGAAACCATCTGGCAGGCTGCCAAGGTGGTATTCGGCCGACTGGTGCAGGCCTACCAGAAAGGCTTTACGCCAATCAACCCGCTTGATTTCAAGCCGGTCGAAATCCGCATGTTCCACCAAAAGGTCGACACCAAAGAGACTCCGCACGATCTGGAGGCCAGCTGGCTCGGTTTTCTGGCCGGTGACGGTGTTAAGCCGGCGGAATGGCCGTTTGTGCGCTGGTGGATCGAAACGCAGGTGATTCCGCAGATCCAGGAGGATATCGAGGTTTTTGAAATTGGTAAAGGGGTGCGCGTGGAGCCAACAGCCGGTACCGCTGGTGCCGTCGGGGCATCGATGAACGGCTTCCTGACCATCATCGCCAACCACATTACGGCTGGCCGTACCACACCCATCGCCATGGGGGCGCTGCCTACGGGTGCCAATGCCGATAAGGAATTGGTTGATTACTTCGAAGATTTCTCGGATCTGATCAACAAGAAATACTGGAAGAAGCCCATGCAGCTCAATGTCAATGAGGAGCTGGAGCGCCAGTACCAGCGCGGCCTGTTGGAGAAGTACGGCAAAAACTACGTCATGAATGAGCAGAACCTGACGGTTAAGTTCTCGAACCTGACGCTGAAAGGCCTGCCCTCGATGGAAGGCAGCGACCGGATCTTCTGCTCGCCCAAAGACAACTGTGTCTCGCTCAACAAAAAGACCCAGAACCAGGCCGTGTTCGACATTCAGTCGTTCGATCGGGAGGTCAAGCTGCTGAGCGACTGGTGGAAGGGAGTGGGCTTCATTTTACCGGAACTCGTCTTTTGTAACGACCAGGTTTAACCGGGCCCACCCGCTGTTTACCCCTAACACATACTCCTTAACGGATCAATAACCGATCAATGGAAGATACAAACAAGGCACCTGAAGTGACCATCGAGTCACTTCAGGCCCAATTAGACCAGGAGCGTGCCGAGCATCAGGCTACGAAGGCCGAACGCGATGCTGCCCTTGAAAGCAAGGACGATGCGGCCAGCGCCCTCGACACCGCCAACAGGTCGCTCGTCGAAGCGACTCAGATCATCGCCGGACAGAAGGTGACGATCGCTGAGCAGGAAGCCACTATCGTGAGCCTGCAAACGAATCCGGCTCAATACCCGATCATCAAGGTTGGTAAAAAGAGCTACGAGGTAACTACCAAGACGTTCCAGTACAAGAAAGTCGAGTATACGGTAGAACAGCTGCTGGCTGATACCAAGCTCCAGAAGGAGCTGGTGGAAAAGGGTATGGGATTTTTAGTCGAAGTAGGAAAGGAAGCCTAAGCCATGCCAAATACGTATAAAAGCATCAAAGACCCAGGCCGTAACAACCGGATGGGTGGTTTGCAGCAGCGGGTGTTTCTGGCTGTGTTCAGCGAGTTTCAGACCCTGCAGAAGCCCGCAGCGGGCACCTACAAAATCACCGAGGCCCACGTGTTTGCGGCCGGCAAGGGCTTCATCGAGCTGTACGTGACGAAGGACACGGGCTCGCTCAAGTTTACGCCCCTGGGCGGTCCCGATCGGAAGTCGTTTCTGGCCGAAGGTGAGTTTCTGCACCCCGGCGAAAGCGACGATATCGAGAAATTCGCCAACGAATCGAAGAACGACCGGTTCATCCTGCTGGCCCCATTACCTGGCTCGACCGAGCTGTATCAGATCGGAAACGAAGAGTTTCAGGTGGAGATCGACAGCGAGTACGACACCGGCAAAAACTCGGGTGATGGCCGCGGCTCGCTGTTCCGCTTCCGCTGCTTCTGCGCCAACAAAATCAAATACACCGCGGCTACCATCCCGATGGCTACGGACGCGTAAGGATGAAGGCAAATGAAACGTCAGTGCTGCCGGCCAAGGAGTCGGCAGCACTGCCTGTGGCCAGCTATAAAGTCGTGGGCCTCGATCCGGGAGTGCATGAAGTATACGTGCCCCTGATCAGCAAAAGCGTGGTGGTGGCTGACATCACCCCGGCGCTGTTCGAGCTGCTGCACCGCCTGGGCTGGCCCCATGTCGAGAAATCCTAGTCATCCCACTGAACCCCGATAGCCGCATCCGTGTGGCTATTTTTTTACCATGCTGACCGATCAGATCACTGCCTGGCTAACCAGCCCCGACGATTACGACACCGGCCTGCAGCTGCTGCGAAAAACCGGATATAGCAGCTTTACCCTGACGGTGCTATCGATGGGCGCCGACGTCTACAACCGCCAGCGGCTGGAAACCGAACTGCGCACCTGGCTGGAGAAACAGAATACTATTCGGCCCGCGGCCGGCAGTACTGCTCCCGGGCCCACTAGGTACGCGGTAGATTCTTCGGTGCCGCTGACCGTGGCGATGGACTTTGTCCCCGGGCCGCACCAGGCCGGGCCGCGTCAGGCAGGTGCACAAATCGTCGTGCATGAGCCAGCCATTGGCAAAACAGCCGTGCACCAGCCAGCCGAACCGGATCGGGCGGGTCAGCTGCGTAAACAGGCGGGCCAACTGCTCGACGAGCGGGCGGAGCTGAAAGCCCAGCTGCGCGCCAGAATGGACGAGGGCAACAGCGACGCCCTGATGGCGGCCCGGCTCCCCCTGGCCCTGCGCGTAAAAGCCATTACCCGCCAGCTGGATGATATCTACGGCCAGCTGGATTTTCTGGACCAGAACGGCTATCTGCCGCTGGCCACTGATCCGGCCGTCGAGGTCGATGACCGCGCGGCCCTGATGAATGTACGGAGCTACGTGTCCCGGTACCGGGCCAAACTCAAGAAAGACCTGACGCCTGAGCAACGTCAGTCGGCCGTGCAGCTGCTGCAGCAGTACGAGGCCGAAAAACAACGATTAGAACTGAAACTGTACCCTAAACATGATTCTCACTCGACCGGGCAACAAGCGGAAGCTGGCCCAAACCATCCTGACCCATTTCCCTGAGCACGATCTGTACATCGAGCCGTTCTTCGGAGCCGGGGGGATGTTTTTCAATAAACCCCAGGTCAAACACAACATCGTTAATGACTATGATTCGGAAGTATATAACCTCTTCAAGGTCATTGTCGACCGTAAAGAGGAGCTGGCCCGATTCTGGGAGATAATGCCCATACACGAGGATTTGTGGAAGTACTGGAAGGAAAACACCGAAAGCGATCCGATCCGCAAGGCAGCCCGCTTTCTGTTCTTTTCCAACTTCAGTTTCATGGGCCGCATGACCACCCTCAAGTTCGATCGATCGAATACGTACTGGCTGGTGCTGATGCGGCTCAATGAGATCCACAAGCAGCTCCAGGGCGTGCAGCTGATGAACTGCGACTTCCGGGACGTGCTGCGTCGGATATCGATCCGCAAGGGTAGCCACCAGAAAGCGTTTATCTACGCTGACCCACCGTACCTCGATACCAAGGGCGGCAATTACGACGCTTTCGGCAAACAGGACTCGATCGACCTGTTCAATTGTCTGCTGGCGTCGGGCTGTAAGTTCGCCATTTCGGAGTTTGATCACCCCTTTATTCTGGAGCTGGCCCGGATCAATCACCTCCGGGTCATTCCGATCGGGGAGCGCCAGAACATGAAAAACCGGCGCATGGAGATCCTGATCACCAATTACTAGGCCGCAAGTACTGCGGTCGTAACCACCGTAGTTATGAAAAGTAAGAGTGAAGACGTCCGCTTCGAAGAAGCATTTGACGCGATTATGCGGTGGTACCGGGACGAAGACCGCTACCCACTGACCCCGTCCCTGGCCGAGCGGCTGAACCGCTGGAAATCAGCTAGGGAGTTTATACTGACCATGAAGCCCCTCACGGATTCGTCCGTGGTGGGCTTTCTTATGCAGACCCACCAGGTGTCCGAGCCCCAGGCCTGGCGCGACGTCCGCGATACCAAACGGTTTTTTGCCTCCATGGAGAAAACCAACAAAGACTTCGACCGGATCATGCTGATCAGCAATATCAAGGATCTGCGTACCAAAGCTGAGTTTTCCGGGGATTATAAAGTCGTGGCGCAGTGCAACGCGACGCTGGCCAAAATGGGCGTCGGGGAGGAGGAAGCCCCTGACGCCAACGTGGGCAAAAAGATTGAGCTGCACATCAGCTTCAACCCCAAACTCATCGGGGCCAAAGAGATCCCGAATCTGCTCGAGCAGGTAGAAAAATACATTGGCGAGGCTGCCCGGCGTGAGCTGATGATGGAAGGGGACGAGCTATGAGTCGGGCGTTGCTGAAACGGCCGCTCCCGGAACCGGTACCGCGGCCATCCGATCGAGATCCGGAAGCGGATCAGAACATCGAGATGAAGCAGATGCACTTCAACTACCTGCAGCTGAGCTGCCTGTTGATCGGTGCCCAGTACACCACCGTCGTGGCGGGTCGGGGTACGGGGAAAACGTTGGGTGTGCTGGCCCCGAAGCTGCACCGGCTCCTGGAGCGGTTGCACCGCTCGTCGATCGTGCTGGTCGGAGCGACCTACGTGCAGCTGCTCACCAGGACCGGTCCCGAACTGCTCGACGGGATGCGACGCCTGGGCTACGTCGACAATCAGGATTTCTGGCTGCGCCGGTTTCCGGATAAGAAATTTAATCTGCGCCTGCCCCATAACTCGCCGATCGATCCCAAGTATTCCATGTTCTTCCGGAATCCCGGTACCGACTGCGTGTCGGCCGTCCGGATGGTGGGCCAGGACCGGCCCGGCAGCGCGAACGGGTTATCCGTGTCCGCCATCATCGGTGACGAAGCCAAACTGCTCAACAAGCCCAAATTAGACTCCGAGGTGATGGCCATCAACCGCGGTGGGCAGGAGTGGTACGGGGGCATTGCTGAGCACCACTCGGTTACGTTCACGACCGATATGCCGACGTCGAAAGAGGCTAAATGGATTCTGAACGATAAGACTGAATGTCTCAAGCCGCACCACCAACGGGCGATCGAGCTGATTCTGTCGGTTCAGCTGGAGCTATACCGGGAACGCCAGAAGCTGCACACCCACGTGCGCAATGCGGCCCGGCTGAAGCGAATCGACAAATACGAGGGCTATCTGAATGAACTACGGCGCAACCTGGTGCATTACGCATCGGCCAGCTCATTTGCCAACGTGCACGCCCTGACGCTCCAGTACTTCAAGGAAAAGCAGCGAACCTTCAGCCCCAGCGCCTTCAAAGCCTATATCCTCAACCAGGAGCAGGATGGCGTTGAGAACGGGTTTTACAACAACTTCGATGCCCTCAGGCATTGTTATGATGCGACGGATTATCGCCACGTCGACGAGAAAAGCTTCAGCCGGACACCGATGTTCGACTGTCGGAAGGATGAAGATCTGGACCATACCCAGGCGCTGACGATCGGGATGGACTACGGGGCCAGTTTCAACTGTATGGTCGTGGGCCAGCGCTTCAGCCGGCTGCATCTCAAGAACAGGTCGGGACGCGATGAAGTCCGCTACCTCAAGAGCTTCCACGTGGCAGCTCCTGGTCTGGTCCAGGATGTGGTGGCTCAGTTCGTGGAGTACTATCAGTACTTCTACCGAAAGGAAGTCCTGTACGTATACGATCCGACGGCAGTGGGCAAGAGCGGTCTCAGCCCGATGACCTACGCAGACGAGGTCATCAAGGCGCTCAAGGCAGCAGGCTGGAAGGTCAAGACCAAATACCTGACCAAGGTGCCCCTGCACCACCATCGGTACCTGGGCTGGGCCTGGTGTCTGAACGAAGCCGACGACCGCTTCGCGGCTCAGCGCTTCAATCGGGAGAACATGCGCGTGCCGATCCAGGCCATGAAAGACGCCAAAGTGAAGGAGGGGCGGAATGGCTTCGAAAAGGATAAGACCGATGAGCAGAACGACGAGATCGATCAGTCGACGACGACGCACTACACCGATGCCCTCGATACCGTGTTCTGGTATCTGACCATCGTCGATCCCAACAAGGTCGAGGTGCTCGGCACCGTGTTTGGTCAGGCATAACCTGTCAGGTGAGTCGCCTACTGGTCCCAGCCCCGCCCCAACCGGCGGGGCTTTTTGTTGGGCTGATCCGCCCGCGGTTTAATATATGCATGGCCCCTAACGGGGTGCAATTGCACTCGTTCGGTAGTGCGTGGCGGGGCCTTCGTTGCGGTCGAGCAGCTCGTGTTTATTTTTTTCGGGACCGCAGGGGTGTAAACCAGCCAGTTAGGCCCGAAACGTTGAAAAAAACGCGAAAATTTTCGTGTCAAATTTGCGAGACAATCCGGTGCTATTCGGCGGGCAATCAATTGGTTACAGGCAGAAAAGGAGCAAAATAAAATTGGTTGCTTTTTGGCCGAACTAGCCAGTTGCAGGGGTAAAACGGGGATTTGTGCCGGCATTAGTGGCCTTTTTGAGGGCGATTCCACTGTTTCTCGACCGCTACGGTGAAGCCGCAGCGCGTCAGGATCTCCTCCATCAGATCGAGCGACAGCTGATCCCGATCGAACCGATACTTGAGTCGGCTACGGTCCTCTTTCGTGTAACCGGCTTCGAGCCAGGTACGCAGGTAATCGTCATCGGTCAGCAGCACCCGCAGCGCCAGCTGTGTACTCAGTTTTGCCATGGTCAAATATCGCCATTCAGGCCGACTTTCCGCTGCTTGAGTGTTGTCATTGATTGCCTGCCCGGCCCCTCCCAACTTGCTACCCATTTCACTCTCGTAACGAGTACGCACCTAACCTGATGGGCCATGTAAACCGTAAGTCTGCCGCACGTCAATCGACACTCCTCTCCTGGCAGGAGGCTCTGGCCATCATTGAACGCTGTGATGCGAAGGGGGTTCCGATCCCCTTCGCCATCGCGTTCTGCACCTGTGATGAGTCCAAACGCACCGGGGGCGAGATCATACGCTACGACCGCGCGGTCTGGCATGTCAAGGGCGGACGCGTCACGGCTACGGCCGACCACGAGCGGGTTGGAAAAGCCCCACAGCGGTCACCGGGCACGCGGTGGGTGAAGCATATCCGGGGCGTCGACAGCGATCAGATCCGTAACGTTTACGCCCATCTTATCCTAGAAATTAATGGCCAGCCAGTACGATAATGAGCGAGGTAGTCAGTAATACAGCGGGCAACGTCGCCTATTTGCCGACGGCTAAGGCAGTGGTAACGGGCCTGCCTGCCCTGAAAGGGGTGCCCCGATCCGGGGCGGAGCTGGGGGCAGCACCCACCCAGCCGGTCGTCAAACGCATGGAATCGCCGGGCGATTCGCTGATCACCTACTGGGGTGAAGCAAACGACTACCCCCAGAAGGTGATCGAGATAGCCAGTAAATCGACTATCATCCCCGCAGCTATTGCTGACAAGTCGGCTCTATGGGTGGCCGGGGGCGTCATCGCTACGGCCGATAAAGAATCGACCGAGATGGTCGATGACGATGAGATCTACAAGTTTCTGACAGATACGACCTTCGAGCGATACCTGATCGAATGCGCGTCCGACGTCAGCTGGTGGTGGAATGCCTTCCCCGAGTTCATCCTGAGTCGGGACCGCTCCAAAATCAACCAGCTGCACAACAACGAAACGGCCTACTGCCGGTGGGGGCGTCAGAACGAGTCGACGGGCCTGCTGGATACGGTCTATTTCAACGCCAACTGGCCTAATGCCAACGCGCTCGATAAAGAGACCGAGAAGCTGACCGCGATTGATCCCTACCTGTCCAATCGGGTCGACTGGGTTCGTACTGGCAGCAAAGACTTCAAATTCGTCTATCCCCTGAGCCTGCCCTCGCCTGGCAAAAGTTTTTATCAGCTGGCTCCCTGGGACGCCACCCGCACGAGCGGCTGGCTGGATTATTTGTTCAGCATTCCGCAGTTCAAAAAGTTTGGAATGCAGAACAAAATGACCCTGCGCTACCACATCGAGGTGCCAGCCGAGTACTGGAGTAAGGTCTACGGCGAGCGCTGGGACAATGGGAGCGTGGCCGACAAGCTGGCGATCCGGGACGAGTTCCTCTCGTCGATGACCGAGAAGCTGACCAACGTCGAGAATGCCAACAAGGCCGTGATGACCGATACCTGGTTCGATGATCAGGACAGAGGTAGGGATCAGGTAGGTATCAAGATTACGGTGCTCGATGACAAGGAAAAAGAGGGCAAGTATAACGAGGATTACTCGGATGGGCAGGCTAACCTGCTCTACGCCCTGGGGACTGATCCGAGCCTGTTTGGCTTTCAGTCGAAGGATATCCAGCGCTCCGGAGGGTCCGACAAATCGCAGTCGTTCAACATCTTCATCGCCAAGTCAACCCCGTACAGATCCCGGATTCTGGAACCCCTCAAATTCATCGCAGAATACAACGGCTGGAAGAAGCGCTTCCCGCGGCTGACCTTCAAGTTCGACGATACGCTGATGAAGAACCTCTCGACGGGGGCACCCATCGCTAAAACTGCTACGGCACCATGACACTCCTGATCCGCACGATCCAAGAACTGGCCGAGGTCGTCACGTTCTCGGGCGATATCCGCTACGAATCGCTCAAACCCGCCCTGCGCTCATCTCAGGCGTACCTGGCCACCTTCGTCGGGGACGAGCTGCTCGAGGAGCTGGGGGCTGATCAGCTCGACGAGGACCAGGCGGCTCTGCTGCCCTACCTGACGGCCGCGATCGGCAACCTCGCTATGCTGCGCTTCGTGGCGGCCAACAACGTCCGGATCACTGACGTTGGCAACCAGCGCAACCGCGATGCTAACAGTTCGGACGCGTTCGAGTGGCAGCTGGAGCGGACGATGGTCTCGCTGGAAACGGAAGCCTACGCGGCCATCGAATCGCTCCTGCGCTACCTGGCTGGTCACCTGGAGACGTTCCCGGCCTACGCGACGTCTGCGCCCTACCTACAGGAAAAAAGCCAGCTGATCGGCTCGGCTGAGCTGTTCAATCAATACTATTCGATTGGCAGCAGTCGGTTGGTTCTGATCACGCTGCTGCCCTCGATGCGGACGGCCGAACGGTCGATCCGGAAGATGCTGGGTGAGCAGCTGGAGGGGCTATTAGGCGATGACCTGAGCCCTGAACAAACCGAGCTGCTCGATTCGGCCCGGCGTGCCCTGGTCTACGCCACCATCGCCCGCGCGCTGCGTGAGCGGCTGGTCACCATTTCGGAGAAAGGGGTACAGGTCTGCGGCATCAGCCAGGTGGCCAACCTGCACTGGAAATCGCCGGCCAGCGACAAGCAGCTCCAGCAGTCGATTCAGTACTTCGACGAACAGGCCGCCCAGTTTACTGGCGAGCTGGCCACCCTAATAACGCCCACCACACCTGCCGATCCGACCACGATAGTGGGCCGGGTTCGCGGCACCTCAATCGTTTCACTTTAACCTCTTTATATCAAAGCTATGATTACGTTCAGTGCCCTCGAGATTATAATGACCCTGACCTTAGTTTTTGGTATGCTTCACGCAAGGATACGCGAAGAGGCATATAATGATTTGCCCGATGGAGAGCAGGTGGAAGTAAAAAGGTTGGTGGTGGCCGATATAGTATTAATTCTGGTGATTGCCTTCATAGGCCTTCAACTCGTCCATGTTGATACGTTACCCTTCACCAAGCCAACCAGTGCCTCTGGTATATTCGGCTTTTTAGCGCTGGTTATAGGGAACATAGATCAGTTTGGGCAAAATATGCTCAAGCACAAGGAAGATTCGATACAGCATGCGATTTACCTCCTGGGGACGCACGTGCTGGCCGTTATCGTCTTCACCTTGGCAACCCTGCTGAGCTAATGGCTATCTACCAGCAGGAAACCACCGAGCGACGCCACTGGCGCATCGCAGCCCTCCTCACCGCCCTGTGCATGCTCATCGTGCTGGGGCTGGCCACCAGCTGTAAAAAAGCACCACCGGCCCCCCCGGTCGTAACCACGATCTACGCCGACACGGCCCGCACCCGGCTTCTGCACCGGGCTGAGGAGTCGGGTAAGGCCGTGATCATCATTCACGAGCGTAACCAAAAAACCGTAGCTGACTATGAAAAATCTGTTAGTGCCTTCGACTCGATACGGGTCACGCTGCCGTAAGGCCCTGCTTCTGCTGGTTGCCCTGGCGCTGTCAGCTCTGTGTGCCCTCTTCACCCCGGCCGGTGCGCAGGGCGTGCAGGCCATGGTTAAAAACCAGCCGTTTCCCTACGCGCAGGGCGTAGCCATGGACACCACGATTTACGCAGGTGTGAAAGCTAAACTGCTCGCAGCGGATGCCCTCCGGAAGGCCTCGAAAGCGGCCGTGGATTCACTGCAGCGGGAGATTCTAAAAACCCGCACGGCCCTCGATGACCAGACCCAGCTCGGCCGCTACGATGCCGGGCAGGCGCAGGCGCTCACCCAGCAGCTGGGTTCGCTGCAGACGCAGCTGGTCACCGCCCAGGTAGGCTATCAGCGGGCTGACGAATCGATCAATAGAGTGCTGGAGGCTCTGCCCAGACGGTACCGGAATCGCGCTAAATCCTACGACGAGATTGCCCTGGCTACGGAGGAATATACCCGGACCATGCGCTGGCGACCGGCCAAATGGGGCGGAGCCGGAATAGGACTAGGCTTTCTGTTGGGTGTAGCCGTTAGCTTCTTCTAGCCATGGAGATCACCCTGGCCGATTACCAGGCGGCAGCCGCGCTGCTGCGCACCGGTGTTGCCGAGATCCGGGCCGTCGCCGACGTCGAAAGCCGGGGCCGGGCGTTCCTGCCGGACGGGCGACTGGTCATTCGTTTCGAAGGGCACCGGTTCCGCAAGCACACAAAGGGTAAGTACGACAAGTCACACCCGACCCTGTCGCACAAGTACATGCCCAACTGCCCCTACAACAAAGGGGTGGCCAGTGACTACAAACGCCTGAAGATCGCCATGGCGCTCGACCCGACGGCTGCGCTGATGAGCTGCAGCTGGGGCATGTTCCAGATCATGGGCGACGAGTACTGGCGCTGTGGGTTTAAAGACGTGCACGCCTTCGTCGATGCGCTCAAAACGGGTGAGAAAGCCCATCTGCTGGCCGTTTGTCAATTCATCCTGAGCAAGAATTTGGATGATGCCCTGCGCACCCACAACTGGCGGGCCTTCGCCTTCGGTTATAACGGCGCCGACTACGAGGTGAACGAGTATCACCTGGAGCTCGCTCGCCGGTACTCTTTTTATCTACTCAATTCGTAACCCCCGTATACCCATGGAATTTTTCACCAAAGAGTTTTTCGTCGAAATGTTCAAGTACAGTCCCTTCGTGACGGTGATGATCATTTTCCTGATCATCGTCTGGCGATCGCTGGGCAAAAAAGACAAGGCCCTCATCGACATGATGCGGGAAAACAGCGCCAGTCAGCTCCAGCTGACCCGCGAAAGTATCACGGCCCAGAACGCCATGGCCTCCAGCAATTTGCAGGTGGCGGGTGCGATCGAAAAGGTACACGAGGGGCAGCGCGATATCCGGGCCGATATCGAGAGCCTGAAAGGCCGGTCGCTAAACGGCCGGAAGGTGACCGGTAAAAAGCCCACGGCGACCGCATGAACGTTGTCGTCATCGGCCAGCACACTTTTCGGGGTCCAGCCTCCTGGGACGAGCTCACCCCCCGCCACTTTCTGCAGCTGCTCAACTGGCGGGTGAAGTTGGGCGGAGAACCGGCCGGTCGGTGGGTGCTGCTCCAGCTGTGGTACGGCATCCGCTACCGCCACACCCGGCTGCTCGATGACGATCAGCGCGCCTGGCTGATCAGTTACCTGGATTTCCTTGACGAACGGCCGGAGCGCTGGATGCTGCCCTGCCTGCGGGTTCGACTGCGTCGGTATATAGGGCCGGGCGATGGACTGCAGCATCTGACGTTTGCCGAATTCATGCACGCCGAAGCGGCTCGCAAACGCTACGAAGCCGATGGCCAGCCGGCCGATCTGGCGGAGCTGGTGGCCGCGCTGTATCGCCCGAAAGCCCGTTTTTTTGAGACGGCCGGTGATGGGGCCCGCACGCTGTTCGATCGTCGAACGCTGGACACCCAGACGGCCGACATGGCCACCCTGCCCGGCGCGGTGCAGCTGGGTGTCTTGATGAACTACATGGGCTGTCTGGACCGCTTTCCCGATCAGTTCGAGTATTTGTTTAAACCCTCGGATCAGGGAGGGCAGGAGGGCGGCAGCTGGCTCGACGTCGGTATCAGCCTGGCCCGCCAGACCGGGGCGCTGGGAACATTTGCCCAGCTGGAGCAGAGTAACCTGTACCTGGTACTGACCATGCTCGATGCGCTGATGAAAGAAAATGAACAGCTTAAAGCAAAGCTTCAACATGGGACCGACTGAGGAATTTTACAGGGCCTACGGGGAAAGTTTGGCCAGCCGCCTGGCGGAGATCGCCCACAGCCCCGCCCGGCCCGCGTTCGTGTTTCTGGAGGATATGGGTGATCCAAAGGAACTCAAGCTGCAGACGGGAAGAAAAGACGCGCTGCTGGGCGATAACCAGCTGGTTTGGGAAGCGTTTCAGGAGGATCTAGACACCGGGGGGCGCGACAACTACCACAGTGTGTGGACGGGCAGCGTGGCCGTGATCCGGAAGGCCACCACGGACGAGCAGATCCGGGCGGCCCGGGCCACCGCCCGACAACTGGTGCTCAAAGCCTACGCGCTCATGCTGCAGGATGCTGCCCATGGCGCGCTGGCTGAGGAATTCATTCAGGTGGAGGTTCGTCAGCTACCCCTGGAGAAGATTGGGCCGATCGCATCGGGCTGGCACGGCTACGGTTTGCAATTTAGCTGGACCGTGCCGGTCGATCTGGAGCTCGGTCCCCTCGACCTGATCGAATAGCTGCTTGAGTGTTGTCATTGATTACGGGGGTGCCGGGGGGCAATTTCGCCACCATGTCCGTTACCCTCGTACAAGCTCCTGACACCTATGCACTGACCAAAGGGGGTCGGATGCGCTACGTTTTTAGCGGGCAGGGCCGCTTCGAGACGACCGGCACCAAAGCGGTGGCTGGCATCATATTCTACGGGCCAATCGTCGACGGCGAGACCATCGGGCTGCGCTGGAATGGCAAAACAACCTCCGTTACCGCCCGCACCAATCCCACCCGCCCTGACGAGTTTCCGGCCGGCGACGGCTCAGCCGCCTACGTCGACTCCCTGCTGCCCTTCTTTCGGGGCCTGTACGCCTTTCGGAAAGATTGGGTTGTAACGCGTGAGAGTGCAGGAAACCTGCACGGAATTACCTTAACGGCGCGTCGCCCTGGCAAAGCCTACAACCTTACCTACATCCCAGGCAAGACGCCCGAGCTGGAGCGCAAATACACCGTTGGGCAGTCGGTCATGGGTACCGACGCCCTGGTTCGGGATCGGTATGGCATCTACCTCGAAGTGTACCTCCAGAAGCCGGGCACGACCGGGGCCGATCGGGATCTCGACTACGAGCTGATCGGCGACGGGGGCAGTCACATCGAATGCGATGCGGACGGGGTAGCCAAGTACGACCTGGGGGATCTGCTGCACAGCTACCTGAGTGCTGATGTGCCCGATTTTCAGGGCCAGGGTGGCCAGGTGGCCCAGCAGTCAGCCCGACAGTACTACGTGGCCTACGGCGAGGCCTGGGGCCAACCGATCACGGTGCAGCAGGTCGTTGAAGACCAGACGCGCCATGCGTACCTGGGCGGTGCCGACTGGGAGCGCCGGGCCGACACCGGCTACAATCTGACGACAGCGCTGCTGGGTGCCGATGCCGGGGCCGACAAGTCCCTGTTGATGGGATCACCGGCGCGAATAGCCCGGCTCGACGAAGCCCATTTTCTGACCTTTATCAATCTGCGGGAGCAGGCCTCGTCGGTCAAGCTGGAGATCCGGATGACCTTCGACGATGACAGCACGCACGTGCGCACGGGCATCCAGGCGGCTATCGATTACCAGCCCGGTACCAAAGTAGCGTTCCCGGTGGGGATCGCTCAGCTGAACCTGCGTGAGCAGGTGCCAGCGGGTAAGTTTCTCAGGGAATACAGCTGTCGACTGGTTACGCTGGCCGGGGGCTACCTCAGCCGGGCTTATCGCTACGTGGTCGATTACGACAACCGGCCCTACCGGCGTCAGTTTTCCTACCTCAACAGCCTGGGCGCGTTCGACAGCATCATGACCTGGGGGAAAGGCAGCTACGAGCTGCAGCTGTTCTACGAGCAGGCCGAGCGCGTCATGCCCGCAGGCTACGAGCCGACGGCTGCCCAGTTCGTGCAGTATAACCTAAGCCGGCAGCAAGCCGTCGAAGTGGCCTCTGGCTGGCAACCGCTCCCGGAGCTGCAGCGCTGGGATGACTTTTACTGCTCGGCCGTACGCTTTCAGGTGCTGGCGGATCGCGTCCTGGCCATCGGCCTTACCAACAAGCAGATCCGCCAGCAGCGGGACGGCGACACCCAATTCGCGCACGTCTTCAGCTACGTCTACCAGCACCGCGACGAGTTTTACACCGATGATTTTCCCGAGGGGGGCGAAACCCTGCCCCCTGTGCAGGCACCGGCCGGTAGCGTCTACGTGCTGCCACCCCTGCCCGTATTTACCCGCGACCCTACGGTTCCCCAGGCGGCTCGCGATCTGACGACGCCCCTGCTCGATAAACTCAAAATTGTCGCGGAGAGGCCTAACCCGGAGACCCTCGGCTTTCTCAAGCAGCCCGCAGCGGATGCGCTGTACCGGCGTGACGACGAGAAGATTTCCTACCGGGATGACCTCATCGATAAACCAACCACACGCGAAGAGTCTGGCCTCACGGACGTGTATACCATACCCGAAGCCATACAGATGACCAACCTGATCCTAAAAAACACCGTCGGCGTTCACCCCATCTTAAGCAGCTGGACCGACGAAGTTGAACCCGCCTAACTATGCCTGGTATTCGCGTCAAGTACCCCACCGGTTCCGAGTGGACCTATAGCCTGGATTTGGAAAACTGGCAGAGCAGCCCCGTATTCACGGAGACTGAAACAGGCGTAGCGTTTGTTGTCGGCACGGTTTACACCGTCTACTGTCGCAATGTTGTCCAGGAGATCGACGCCGTTGCGGCTATTGAGTTCGGGGCGGGTGACAATGACGACACCCTCCATGCGGTCGCCCAGCGTGGTGGGCCCGGCCGAAAAGGTTGGACGGATGTTCTAGTCCAGCTCATGGGGGGGCTGATGCTGGATAAAATTCCGCTAACCACGGAGAACTATCCAGTCCTCGTCTTGGGGCCAGACAAGCGGGTCTACCGGCGAGAGGGAGCTGTACCTGATCCTGATCCGGACCCAGATCCAGTCTCCCTGCTGGTGTTCGGTAACCACTACGTCGATATCGACCAGGCGCTCTCTGGTGATGGGGGCGGTACTTCGCCTGTTTCCCTACTGGTATTCGGTAACCACTATGTCGATACAACCGTGTACGTTGATCTGCCGACTGACCCCGACCCTGATCCCGATCCGGAGCCTACCGGCCCGCCGGTCCTGGGCGGCACCCACTCGGGATCGCTCGACGCCGGTGACTGCTACAGCGTTCGGGGCTGGTGTGCCCGGCGTAGTAACCTGAATGAAATTCAGGGGGTCGATATCTACCTCGGCCCGAACCGCCAAACCAAGGTGGCAACCGTTACCTGTTCGCTGCCGCGTCCGGATGTGGCCACCGCCTTGGGGCAGACGGGGGGCTTCAATACGTATGGTTGGGAGTATGCCGTTCCGGCACAGTACCGAACGGGGGTTGTTTTGGCCTGGCACGCCTATGTGGCGGGTACGGCCCTGGAGCTAACCTTTAGCCCGCGAACCACGAATGCCTGCCTGGCCGATGGCCCCCAGCCGATTTCTCAGTTCCGCACCGCCCCGACTTCTCCGCAAAGTGTGGTCGAGGGTGGGTCAGCCCAGTTGCTGTTTCAGCAGAAGTATAACGACGATCAGTGGCGGGATTATTCGGGCGACTCGACCAGTGAGTACTACGGGTCACCCCCCTCCCTGTCCTCGACCATCACCACTGGGGGGCTGGTCGAAGTGCCGGATAATACGATCGAGCAAAATATCGCCTTTACGGTCAAAACCGTCTTCCCGGGCGGCTACGTGCTGCAGACTAATCTGACGGCGCTAAACAACGTAGATAATACGCCACCCGTGGTTGCTACGGCCATTCCCGACTGGCTGGTAACGCAGGCTGGTGTGCAGTCGCGGCCTCTGCCCGCTACCACGTTCTCCGATCCGGGCGATACGCTGACGCTGACATCGGCCCGTATTATTAATGCCACAACCACGGAGCCGTTTCCGACTGGATTGCTGTTCGATCCCACCTGGCCAGGCATACATGCCATCACGGCTGACTTCCCCAACGGAAGCTATCCAATCCGGGTGTGGGCGTCCGATAGCGTCGGGCAGGCCGTAGCGGCCGACTTCCTGTTGACGGTTAATCGACAGGCTGTACCCAATCCTGATCCGGAGCCCGTTAACAAAATCCTGGCCGTCGACCATTTCTGGTCTGGCGATAACCCGCCCCAGTTCTCAGAGGTCAACCGCTTCTGGGTGCAGACTCGGCTATCCAATGGAGTCGAGTATGCCTTCGAATGGCCTGCCCAACAGACCTACATCGGAGCTGTTGCGGCTATGCCTAAAACCGTATTCGCGTCTATGTCTGCCACCAGCAATGATCCAGGTGGCTATGGCTACACCGGCGCATTCGCGGGAGTGATTCACACGGCTACCGTTTACCTCCGCGCTACTGACAAACCCAATGATGTCCTCGTGATCAACGTCAACAACGGCGCTGCGGCTATTGCCCGCACGACCGTCTATACTGCTCCGTAACCATGGCTTTTTACCTCGAAGTAACCAATACCGTAGCCGCCAAGACCGGCTGGCCGGTGGGCCAGAAACGCTACTGGCCCTACAGTCAGGGCACCTGCGCCCAGGCCGAAGCGGCGTTTCGGGCGCTTACCGACGCCCAGCAGGTGGCCCAGACCACGCTGGCCGCACCCGCCCCGGCGTCGGGCCAGGTCTGGCAGGTCCGCAACTGCGCGGCCACGGCCGATGGCCCCTACGTACCCGACACCGACGACGGTCCGGATCTGATCGACTAACCGGCTTACCACCTCACTTGTACGAACCATGAAAAAACTACTCATTCTGCTGCTGTCGATCCTGACGCTCACCGGCTCGGCGCAGCCCATCAAGAAACAGAAGGTAAAACGGGAGCGGGCGGACGGCTCGACCGAAAAGTTCAAGCTCTGGCGCGACATGAGCATCTACCCGGACAACCCAGCGGGCAGAGACGCCTTCTTTGTGGCCGTCAACAGCGGCTGCACCGCCTTCTCCTACACCCACGGGGGCACCATGCCCGTCAGTGGCACCTGCGTATCGGCTCCTTCCTGGATCACCGGCATGCGCTACTCCTACGCCGGGGGGCTGTTGACCATGGAAGGGGCGGGCCAGATCGGCCGGCTGAAATTCGAGCGGCAGGATGGACAGGCCTTCACGACCACCAATCCGGACGGGGTTACCATCAACTCGAATACCTTCTACGTCTACGGGTCGCTGGGCAACCAGGCTCCGTATGACCGGCAGTGGGCCGTGAATCTGCCCCAGGTGCCGCTCCGCATTACGGCCGAGCAGGCGGGTGGATCGGCCACCTACCCCTATACGTTTACGCCCAGTACCGGCGCGCAGCGGATCGTGCTGTCGGGCAGCAACACCAGCCCGCCCACCTGCACGACCTGCGGCACCGGCACGACCGGCCCCAGCTGGCTGGCCGCGCGGTACACCCAGTCGAGTCAGTACCTGCAGGTGCAGGGCGATCCGAGCGATGACGGCAACGGCATCACCCTGCGCATCGAGCGCGTCGACGGCGTGGCGATGGCCCTGCAGAATGACAACAACCCCAGCCTCAGCTCGGGCGTCGACTACCCCTGGGGCCAACTCAATAACCAGGCTCCCTTTGTCATCGAGTGGACGCTGGGGCCGGTGCCTACGGTGCCGATTCGGCTGACCTTTAAAAAACCGGGTCAGGCTGATTTCGTGCACGTCTTTACGCCCGCGCTGACGGCCACGCCGGTTCCGCTGTTTACGGCGGCCGGTTCTAGTGGAGGTGGCACCACCACCCCACCGGCCTGCACCACCTGCGGCTCGGGTACGTTCGCCTACCAGGCCCCCGCTCAGCCAAGCGACTGGACGGAGGTCAGCAGCCAGATCGTGCCGCCCTATAACATCCAAGTGAAAGGGATTCTGCGCCAGGAGTCGGGGAACATCCGCATCGAGCTGGCCGAAGGGTTCGGGGCTACCCTGCAGATCCAGCGTAAAGTGGGTACCCAGTGGGTGAGCACCATCAACCGGCGCGATCAGGGCCGCTGCGAGTCGTACTGCGGGTATGCAGGGCCCCTCAACTACGCAGCTGATCAGGGCAACACCTGGGCGCAGATTGGCTATAACCCGCTGGGGGGTGGCGTGAGTGGCGAAGCGGGGCCAGTACTCTTTAAAGGCATTACTCCCGACGGCTGGCTCTACGCCAAAACCCAGTACGTCAGCTGGCCCCATAACCAGCTGCAGCTGCTGCCTATGTACGTCGAGCGGTGGGCGAAAGCGACCAACAACCGCGTCGACGTCCGGCTGAAAGTGACCCACTTCCGGGGCGATAAAACGCTCTACGACGCCCGCGAGCAGGAGACGCCCTTCACCATGATCTGGCCGGCGACGGAAGCGCGCTTTTATAATGGCAATCAACCCTTCACCAATGCCTCGACCACGAGCACGGATGCCGTTGGCTGGACCATATCCAGTTTCCCCCTCAGCGAACCCTGGATAGCGGCTAACCTGCCCGAGGGGGGCTACATCGGGCTAGTCTCGCCGGATCTCTACAATGCCAACCTGAACTTCACCGATCTGGACTCGACGGAGGCCTCGGGTGAGTTCAGCGACCGGTTCATGTACATGGGTGCCCGGCCCTACAGCCACCTGGATGCGGACCAAACCTTCTACCACGAATATTCGTATGTGATTGGCTCGGAGGCCGACATCCGGGAAGCGGCCTACGCCCTGCCCCGGCAGGCGCTGCCGAGCTGGACCTTCAGCCGGGCCGCGGGCCGGGCCGGGTGGGTGGGCCTGGACGGCATTTCCGACAAAGGCGAGCCCTTCAGCTCTGATTACTGGAATCCCAAATTCGAAGGGAAAACCGAACTCATTGGGGACGTCCCGACTACGCATGCCTCGACGGTGACGCTGCAGTCGCCGGCCGGAGCCTGGAAGGCGGCTGACTTTACGACCCTCTACATCCGGATGAAGTACGCCAAGGGGGCCTCCAACGCGCCCAACCGGCTGCGGGTAACCTGGCTGCGGGTGGGTCAGAAACCGTCGGGCTTTGATCCCAACAATGCCGGTAATTCGGTGCAGTATCCCCTGGGACAGCGGGATGATGCGTCCCAGACGGTCTACTTCGACGTGCAGGATGATGGTCAGTTTCACACCTACGCCGTCAACCTGGCCAGCGCGCCCGGCTGGACGGGGATCATTCACCGCTTCGAGATCGGCAATGACCGCGGCTGCTGTGGGCTGATTCAGAAAGGTCAGCAGCTGGAAATTCAGTACATCGGGGCTACCAATCCCGACACGGCTCCTGAGCGGCTGTGCCCCAGCTGCACCTATCCGGCCTACGCCAAGGTGTTGTTTGTGGGCAACAGCATCACCTACCATCCCTACCTGCCGGGGGTGTGGGAATACGCCTGGGCGATGGCCGCATCGGCGCCCGACAAAACCTATATGGCCCAGGTGGTCCGAGAGCTTAAAACGGTCAACTCCAATCTGCAGGCGCGCACCCTGGTCGACTTCGAAGGCGACGGGGGTACGGTCACCGGCTCGACCGGCTCGGACTGGGAGCAGAACCACCGGACGTTCAACCTGGATCGCTTCAACAACGTAGCGGCCTGGGGTGCGAACCTCATCGTCGTGCACCTGGCTGAGAACATTACCGATCTGACCAACCTCAGCGCGGACTATAAAGCGCTGCTGGCCAAACTGCGCTCAGGGAATCCCTCCGCGCGGGTCGTTCTGACCAATTCGGTCTGGAATCAGGCTGCGGTGACGAGCGTCATCAACGGGGTGGCCAGTGAGCTGGGCCTGTCGCTGGTCGACGTGGCGGATTTCTGGAGTAATCCAGGGTACTACGTCAACCAGACGGGTAACGCGGTGCAGCGCCATCCCAACGATGCGGGGCATAGGGAGCTGGCCCGGCGCACGCTGGTCGCCATTGCCTCGACGCCCAGCGCCCCGGTCTGCACGACCTGTAACTCGGGTACGCCAACGACGGCCGGCTTTGAGGGATATGGCAATGTCTATGCAGCGAATAGCAGCTATACGGCGCAGCCCGAAACGGCCCGCCCCAGTGCCTCGCCCTGGCGCAGTTTTATTGATAATGGGGTGATCAAGGCGGGCATCAACGTACGCGTGGGCTCGGTGCTCGACTGGCTGTCCGAGAGCGGCAGCTCCCTCAACCGGATCAACTCACCTGTTTGGAATTCGGGGCGAGAAGATGCGGGTCGTCAGGTGATGGATGCCATGTACGGCTATCCCAACGGGGTTGCGCTGCATCCCTGGAGCGAAGGCCTGTACTCGGAAGCCGGGCTGAGCTCGTTCAGCCCGGTTGGCATCGGCTATAACCCCGTGCAGGGGGGCAATATCGATGATTATCCGATGTATGGGCAGACCCTGATTCACTCGGTGCAGAACGGGCTGATGTACGCCAAGGTACAGCCGGTGCAGTGGGAACTTAGACCGTCCCCTCGGGGCGATGGTACCGGCGTGCTGGGGAAAATGTACATGGAGACGTGGCAGCAGTTCGATCCGGCTGAACCGCGGGCCGTTCGGCGGCATTCGCGCTGGACGATGTTCCGCGACGATCCGCAGGCCAGTCACTACCCGACCCCCCGCCAGCAGGAGCTGCCCTGCGCCTACGTCCACCCGAGCTATTCCGAGTTCTGGTACTGCGCCGGTAAGCCCTACACCAATGCCTCGCTTGTCCCGTACCCCATTACCAGTTCGGGGGCGGCCGAACCCCCTCGCTTCTCGACCGAGCCCTTTATCCTGGCTAAAAATCCCGCTAACGGACGGGTCATCATCCTGTATACGCCCCATTCGGGCCGGGTCGTGGCGGCTGAGCACCCCAACGGGCCGAACGCGACCTTCCCGGCGGCTTATATCGCGTCAGCCCCGATGCTGTCGTGCGACAAAGATGGGGTGTATGATTTCGACGTGGCGCTGGGCGAATTTCCCAACGAAGCAGCCGCCCGGATCTGGCTCTATAACCAGCCCCGATGGCCCGGCACCTTCGAGGTGCGCTTCGACCAGGGCAAAAAGAGCCGGTTTGGCTGCACGCTGTACAATGCCTACGATCAGCTCGAAAAGAATATCGTCGACGGCATTACGGTGACCCCGGCGACGGATAACGAAAACGGGGGGCGCGACTTCGATATCACCCTGCCGGAGCGCTGGATCAACGCGGATGTGCACAAACACATCTACCTCCGGGCCTCGTTTCAGGGCTCGAACTCGATCTACCTGCGCTGGAAGAAAGGCGCGCAGGAGTTCACCCACCCGCTCTCGATCAATGCCGACGGGCAGCTGCGGACGATCGATATCGACCTGACGAATGTGCCCAACTGGTCGGGGGATCTGGGCATGGAGGTCTCAATCAAGCGCGGCAACTACGGGAGTGGCCTCATCCCGCTGCAGAATGATCAGTGGCACATCAAATGGATCAGCTACCGCAACCTTGATAACTAACCAAACTGTAATCCAGGCCGCTGAAGGGTTGGCCTGGACATTTTACAACTGCGATGCGCAACTTCATAACCACCGTCTTCCTCCTGCTTATCTGTGCCTTAACTGGCTTTGCTCAGGTGAGCACCTTTAACATCAGCGAATTTCGGGGAAACCCCATCTCTCGAAAAATTGTATTGACGCCCGGTGATACTTCAAAGGTTATCACTGTACGGGCGCGTTATTCGCCGGAATCGCGCGAGTTCGAGCAAATCTTTCAGCCGACAGTTACCCGGCAGGGTCTGGATCTGATCTTCGGTTGGACGAATACTGACAATCTGCCATCGGGGTGGGTGCAGATCAGCATTGGCGGGGTCATTCGTCACGCGGGCACGCTCTCGATCAATAAGTTCACGTCGACGCCGGTCCCTGGCAGTCTCACTCTCGTATCGGGTACTTATTCGTTCTCAAAGCTGATCGATGTGCCTCTGTACCTCCAGCCGACCACAATTAACCAGGAGAAGGTCGCCACAGCCAACGCCCTCAATCAGCGCGTAGTCCACATCGCGGATATCGCTACGCTGACCGCGACGTCAGGCAGCACAGCCCCGGCGGTGATTGTCCGGGATGCCGTTCGGGGGGGGAGTTTTATTTTTGCCGCATCGGGTTATACGGTCGATCAGGGTACTGTATTTCCGGCGCTCGGGGGCGGATACTGGGTGCGGCAGTACCTGGGCGATGCGCGGGTAAAATGGTTTCCCGGCGCGACCGACACCGACTGTATTGTCAACGCGCTGGCAGGTAACGATAATAACCTGCTTATGGAGCCACGAGCGTACACGGCCACCCAGTTCAGCATACCGAGCGGGAAGCGGTTGCGAGGCATTGCGGATAAAACCATTCTGCGGCCCTCGCCCAGCATCGTAGGCCAGGCTAACCCTGATTACGGTTACCCTGGACAGGTGACAGGTTGGATCACCATGTCAGCGAATAATATAGCTCTGGAGGATGTAACGCTTGACCTGAGCACCAACACCACCCGGCTGGCTGCCATTAAGTCAATGGGAGTTGCGCTCGATGGGTGGCGAGTGAATAATGTTACGTTCCTGAACGGGATTAACCACTTCATCTACGTGCATCTGGCGGCTACGTCGAAGAATATCGAGATTACCAACAACCGGTTTCTACATGGCGATAACGGGGTCTCTATTCGCGCTACCGTAGCTGCTCGGCTCAATAACAACATCAAAATAAACGGCAACACCTTCGACGATGTAGGCGGAAACGTAATTGGACTGGAAGATAATTTCTCGGTTGGGCCAGGTCGATACGACACGCACACTAACGTACAGGTCAACAACAATATCATGACCCATTTGCGCGTGACGGGTGGCTACGACGGCGCCATACCGCTTGAGCTGCATGGGGTGACGAATGGGGTTGTATCGGGAAACATTGTTGATTCCGGCACCAGGGGGTTGGGCGTGATGACGTCCAAAAATGTGGTTTTAGAAGGTAACACAGTCAGCAACCAAACAGCCTACTTCTCGGAAATAGCGAAGCTGGAAGACTGTTCGTTTATCGGCAATGTATCGAAGAACAATAGGACGTTTATCACACTAAGCCCCAGCGACAACTATGCTGTACCCAATAAAAACATCCTGATTTCAGGCAACCAGGTAATTGGCAACGGCATACAAACCGTGGCAGCGGGCGTTGATATCGCGGCTATCAATACCAGCTATAACGCGATCCTGCAAAATTGGGTCATCGAGAACAACGTATTCACCAATCAGGATTTTGCTAGTAATGGGGTTATTTCCATCCGGGGGTCACGCGCCCGGCCTAACCTTATCTTTTCGGGTGGTGGAGGTAGTGGCGCACAGGCCACGGCCACGCTGAAGGTAGTGTCTGTGAAGATCGATCAGGGCGGTAGCGGCTACACCAGCGCACCAACCGTAAGTGTTTCTGCGGTAGACGGTAGCGGTGCAACAGCTGAAGCGGTCGTTACGAACGGTGTGGTTACGTCCGTGATTGTTACCAGTGCCGGGGATGGCTACCTCTACGAACCCAGTATTATTTTTTCGGGCGGTGGGGGTAGTGGAGCTTCGGCCACCCCTATTCTGGGCATAGCTTCGGTCAGTGTCGTGTCGGGGGGCAGTAACTACACCAGTGCCCCAACCATACTGGCTAAAGACAACGGGGTCATCGTCGACGAATACGGCGGACTGCAAACGGGCGGAGCGGTCCTGACTGCCACAATCAGCGGGGGTAGTGTTGTATCGGTCAATGTGGTGTCACCAGGTAATAGTTTTGGTCGGCCCAATACGAACATTGTTGTCCGGGGGAATAAATTTTTCTCTACGTCGGTCAATTCGCCCATTCAACTCATCAACCTGACTGGTCGGCATCTGCGGGTTGAGGATAACTACTTCTATCGAACTGCCGCCTACAGCAACACGACCCACTGGCAATCTGGCGGGGTAGTGGTCAGTACGGTTGGTCTGGGTCTGCTGGATGAGGTGGCGATTGAAAACAATACCTTTCTCTTCCGGGGGCGAATGGGGTCGGGTCAATACGCAGCCATTGGTCAGTATTTGAGTTTTTCGGATCGTGTCTTGACAAAAGGATTGCGGATAAAAAACAACTTTATTGACGGTCCTTTTACTCGGGGGATTTATGTAAATGACCAGTCCACCGATTCCGAAATATTGAACAACGAACTGGCCGACGCGGTAACCACGCCCTACACCGTTGGGACGGGGAAGCGCGTCTATTCGCTCAGAACGTTTAACGGTAGTTCGGCCCCTATAGCGGGTAACTGGCGCGCTGGCGATAAGCTGCTGAATCCTGCCCCCACACTCGGCCAACCCGAAGGGTTTCTGTGTATAGCATCGGGTAGCCCAGGTGCCTGGATTGAACTCTCGCCGGTCGGAACGGACAGGATTGGCGACGGGTCGCCCAACGGGGTTGTAGCTGCACCCTTAGGGTCTATTTATCGAAACACAGCTACGGGTACGGCAGCTCTTTATTATAAAGCAAGTGGATTAGCGGGCAATACAGGCTGGCGGGAGCTGGCTAATGTCAGCAATACGATTATGCTTGGTGACCCGTCTATCACGCACAACGCAGGAACGGGCCTTAAAATGGCCAGTAACACCACCGCATCGAGTGATGGGCATTACCTCAACTCGGTCGACGCCAGTGAATTTTTCCTCACCAACAGCAACAGCAGTCAAACCCGATTCGAGCTGAAGCTGGGTACGTCCCGTTCGAACGATGCTACCGTAGGGCTTCGCTACATCACGGGTACGCTGGGGGCAGGAGCCGGGGTGTTGAGCATTGGTCAGGCGTCGAAAAGCTTATCTGGCTGGACGCATGGGTTCACGCGGTTTTACAACATGGGCGTGATCACAGCCACCACTACGCCCGACAACCGGCTTTTAATCGGCACTCAAACCAATAACGCTGCTGATCTGCTACAAGTGGCCGGGTCAGTACTGTTGCGTCGGGCCGAAGGGGCCGGACCACCACCACTGAGCCGGCTGCCTGCTTCGGGCGATTCTATTCTATGGAGGGACACAGCAGCAGGGACAACGAAATGGTATACGAATGATGGGGGCACAGTTGTGCCGGTTAATTAACTCATGATCGCTATCACTAACGAGTCAGGGCTGAGCCTGGTGCTTGATCCGCAGCAGCAGCTCATGCTGGAGCAGGCCACCGGCTGGCTGGTCGATGATCAGCTGCCGGGAGCCAAAAGCTACCCTATTGCCTTTCCAGTCGAGCCGAACGAGCGATTCCTCAGCTCGGGCTATCGGCTTGATCAGGCTCGGCCGCGCATGGAGCTGATCGTGCACGTCCGGCTGATGGGGGTGATGTTTCGTCGTTGCCGGCTGAACTACCGGATTGTGTCCGGGAAAGGGTCTGGCTATCTGAAATACGATGGGGGGGAAGTGTTCTCCCAGCTGCGCAAACTCTCGCTGCAGGAAGCGCTGACCGATGCCGTATCGCTGGGTACGTCCCCGCTGGAGGGGCTGGCCAGCCGGATGAAAACCATCGCCAGTTTGCCGCCCGGTCAGTTCCCCTGCACGTTCTTTCCCATCCGGAACGAGCTGTTTTTCGAGGAGTCGCTGTCGGCCGCCACGCTGCCCGGCTTCGTTCGTCAGCCCTATATCAATGCTTGGAAAGGCTCGAACTTCCTGGTCGACAGCGCTACTGTAAAGGGCTATCCGGTCAGCCCGCAATTTTACCTCTGGTGGGTGCTCGAGCAGCTCTTCGCCCGCGCGGGCTACCGGATCGATGGCGACTGGATCGGTCAGCCTGAAGTGCAGCGCCTGGTTATTCTCAACCAGACGGCCATGCAAACGCGCCGGGTGGGTATTGTGGATCTGACCCCCCTGACGGTACAGCCTGGCCAGCATTTGCCGGCCATGTCGGTGGGCGATTTTCTGAAAGCGATCCGGCAGGGGCTGGGCCTGATTTTTTCCTTCGACGGGAATCGCCAGGTGGTCACCATCCGCCAGTTTACCGACGTCGTACGCAGTCCGGCTGTCGATCTAAGCCCATACATGGTCGATCGTTACGGTGTCGACGCACCAGCCAGCAAGGGGGTGCGGATCATTGACCAGGTAGATGCCAACGACGAGCTGTTCCGGGATAAGGACGGTAACCAGCTACCGCCCTCGTCGATCGTGCTGGGCGGCACTGCTGAAGGCGAACGCGACGAGGTGCAGCTGGGTATTGCCGCTACGCAGCTGACGTACGAACCCGCCCCCGATGGTGGCCACTGGATCGTGCCCACCCTGCGCCAGCCTGGTAACATGCTCGATCCCTACTATAAACCCAGTGATCGGTATCCTAACGAGCCAGGCCTGGGCCAAACCGGACTGCAGCTGAAAAACGCGATTGCCCTGCGCCTGGTGAGCTACCGTGGGCTGGTACCTGGTAGTAATTCACTTACATATCCCCTGGGAACGACCGACGTCCGCTCGGGCGCGCAGGTGGTGATTGGCACCAGTGCCACGCGCCTGCGGGGCCGCTACGGCCGCTACCGGCAGCTGCTTCGCCACCTGTTCTACTTCCGGGATCAGACCCGCCTGGTCACGGTACCCATGAATTTCCCGGTGGGGGTGTTGACGGGCGTGAAGCTGCACGAGCCGATCGCCCTGAAGCTCACCAGCCAGGCACGTCGGTCGTTTCTGATCGATAAGCTGCAGGCCGAATCGCCCGGCCCGGATGGGATCATGCCCTGCACGCTCACGTGCCTGACCATTCCGGATGGACTGGATCTGGAGCCGCTCGTCGACGAGGAACCCGTCTGGGTCGAGCTGATCAAAGGACCCGCGCGGCCGGTCAACGTGGCCGTGTCGGGCCGGGTGGTCAGCCGCATCCTGGTGACGCTCACCATCAAGGTCTGGACCACGTCCACCCGGACGGTACCCGCTGTGGTGACTAACCTGCCGGTGACCCTGCGGCTGAAAAGCTACCAGGTGTATGGGGGTAGCCAGACCGGTCAGACCCAATACCACGAGTATCCAATCACTTACCTGGTCAATGGCAGCTCGACCGTCGTCGAGGCTGATTTCATTCAGACCGAGTCGGATACCAGCAGCCTGGCTAATAACCTGCTCACCCAGTCGATGCAGATCGATCCGGGCGACGATTACCTGATTCTGGTATGACCTACAACGAGCTGGATATTAACCAAAAGATCAATTACAAGGCTGCTGTCTCGGCCTGGGCGGAATATGCTGTCGAGCATTTTCAGACCAGTCTCGATAAGAAAGTGTACCGCGTCCGGAACACAAAGAAGGGCCGCCGTCAGGGCAATAAAAATGCGTCAGGAGCGCTGCGTCGTACCTGGTACCAGAACGTGGCCAGCAGTGGCGAGCGCGTCGTTATGCAGTTTCTTCAGTACGGCCGCTACCTCGACATGGGCGTGGGCCGGGGCACCACCCACACGGATCGGCTGGTCAATCGCCAGCTGCGGTTGGGAGCCACCGGGCGCGTCCGGAAGGCCTGGTATTCGAAGCGGAAGGGTTATGAAATCAAACGGCTCCGGGAGATCCTGGCTGCGCAAAACATCAATGTGGGCCTCGACCTAATCGAGAATGCCCTGAACATCACCGTAGCTATCAATCGATAATGGCAGCACAACAGGAACGCGCGGTCGTTGACCTCGTTATAAACGGGCAGCAGGCACAGGTGTCCATGAAAGACCTGGCCGCGGCCACCATCAACGCCCGTAAGGCGCTGTACTCGATGGCCGAAACCGATCCGGGGTACAAGAAACAGAAAGCCGAGCTGGAGGCACTCATGAAGGCTCAGCAGGCTCGGATCGTCCGGATTCACGAGGAGAAAACAGCCTGGCAGAAATTCGTAGCCTCGGCCGGGTCGGTGACGGCCGGGATCACCGGGGCCAATGTCATATCGACCGGGCTGGGACTGATCCAGGATGGCTTCCGGAAGGCCCGGGAGGAGTTTAAGCTGTTCGATGCCGCCAGTAAGGAGTTGTCGGCCGTGACAGGTGCGACGGGTGCGGATCTGGAATACCTCAACCAGCAGGCCAAAAACACCGGTCCCCAGTTTGGTAAATCGGGCGCTGAAATGCTCGAGGCTTATAAGCTGATGGCCTCCGCCAAACCCGAACTGCTCGCCCAGAAGGAGCTGCTGGTGGAAACCACGCAGGCGGCTATCACCCTGTCGCGGGCGGGCAAGATCGATCTGGCCGAAGCCACGAAGGTGACGGCCGAGTCGCTCAACCAGTTCGGCCAGGGTGCTGATCAGGCGAACCGCTTTATCAACGTGATTGCGGCTGGTGCCAAAGAAGGCTCAGCCGAAATCAACGAGATGGGCATTGCCCTGAAAAACTCCGGAACGGTAGCCTCGGCCCAGAACGTCAGCTTCGAGCAGACCAACGCGATCCTCCAGAGCCTGTCGACGATTGCCCTTAAAGGGGGAGAAGCCGGTACGCAGCTGCGTAACGTGCTGCTTACGCTTGGATCTGGCTCCGACGATACCAACCCGAAAGTTGTCGGTCTGGAGAAGGCGCTGCAGAACCTGGAGAAGAAAAACCTCAGCACGGCCGAGATGACCAAGCTGTTCGGCAAGGAAAACATCACGGCCGCTCAGCACATTATCACCCACCGGAAGGAGATCGAGGAGCTGACCCGCAAGGTGACCGGTACCGACGAAGCCTTCTCTCAGGCGGCCAAAAACAACGCAACCTACGAGCAGAAGCTGGCTCAGTTTGACGCTACGCTGAGCAAGGTGGCGGTTACGATCGGCGCCAAAGTAGTACCCGCCCTGACGACGATGATGGACTGGGTTATGAAGGGAGCCAATTGGCTCGATCAGCAGCTGGCCCCGGCTAGCGAGAAAGCCGCGCGGGCCTTCGAAGACCAGCGGGCCCAGGTGCAGAGCCTGACCAAAAACATCGCGCCCCTGCTGACAAGGCATGATCAGCTGAAGGCCAAAACCACCCTGACCAAAGGGGAGCAGGATGAGCTGAAGAAAATCGTCGGGCAGGTAGCCAGCGTGATTCCGACGGCTATCACCCAGTTCGACAAATACGGGAACGCGATGGGGGTCAGTACCGGCAAAGCCCGGGAGTTCATTCAGATGCAGAAGGAGCTGCTCAAATACAACAACCGGGCTGCGATCGAGGAAACCCGCAGCGAGCTGGCAGACCTCAACGGGGAACTGCTCAAGAACACGACCCTGCTGCGGACGATGCCCCGGTCGGATGGGTCACTATTCAGCGGTGGTCTGACGGCCGACGAAATCCAGCAGCTTCAAAAGCGCAATCAGGAGATTCTGGCTACCATCAAAGGACTGGAGCTGCGCCGGAAAGCCCTGACGGGTGACTATCTGGATACGCCAGCGCCGGTGGCTCCCAAGACGGCGCCGACTCCACCCGATACCGGCGGGGGTGGCTCCGGTGGGGGTGGTAAAGAAACCAAGGAGGAGAAAGCGGCCCGGCTAAAACGCGAACGGGAGCAGAAAGCTACCCAGAAGCATAACGATCAGCTGGAGCAGCTTATGGAGCAGGCCCGCGCCCGCACCGCGCAGGCCCAGGGCGATTCCTTCGAGAAAGAGCAGATCCAGTTCGGCGACCACTACAGTACCCTGTACAAGCTGGCGGGCGGCAACAAAGAGAAAATGGCCGAGATCACCGAGCTCATGTATAAAGAGCTGGGGGCTATTGTTCAAAAGGAGGATGAACGCCAGAAAAAGGAGCAGGAGAAGAAAAAAGAGGAGCAGGCCAGACAGCAGAAAGAGGACTACGAACAGGCTAGTCTGTTCCTGCAGAAAAAACGGGAGGATGCGCTGCGGGAAGCGGAACGGAACCCCCTGACGATAAAGGGTAACGTGGTCGAGGGGAGCCAGGAGGCCCGTCGGCTGGAAATCCTGCAGCAGTACCTGGAGGCCGATCTGCTACTCCGTCAAACCCACGCCCAGGATGTCTCTCAGACCGAAGCGGCCCTGACGGATAATTTTGTATCCCAGCAGGAGATCTGGCGCAAAGCAGGCCGCGAAACGGTCGAGTATCTCAAGGAAGCCGATCGGGCCTGGCTGGTGGCCAAACAGGAGGCCGTGTCGGCCGGGCTGGGTCTACTGCAGAGTTTCTTTGCCCGCTCCTCAGCGATCGGTAAAGCGATCCTGATTGCCGAAAAAGCCTGGGCCATTGCTTCGATCGTGATCAACCTGCAGAAAGAGCTGGCCGCGATATCGCTGGAGGCCAAACTCAAAGCCGCCAACGCAGCTGCAGTACCGTTCGTAGGTCCGGCCCTGGCTGCGGCAGCCTACGCGGCCGGGGTCACGGCCTCAAGTACGGCCAAAGTCCGGGCAGGGATAAGCATTGCGACCATTGCCTCGCAGGCGGTGGCTGGTCTGGCCCAAAAGGACGACGGCGGTTTCACGGGTATTCAGGATCTGTACGGATCTGCATCGGGCTTTGTCGATCGGCCGACTCGGGTCAACGCTGGAGCGCGGTCGTACATCGTCGGGGAGAAACGTAAAGAGTGGATCATGGGGGGCGAAATGTTGGCAAACCCGGTGATGGCGAACCTGGCCGGGGCGCTTCAGGCACTCCAGGTCTCCGGAGGCTACCGAAACCTCAACCCCCAGAACGTAGCCGGCCAGCTGGGTCTGCCTGCCAGTCCGGCCGCTGGGGGTATGAATGATCAGCTGCTGCTGCTGTTGATCGAGGAAACCCGCCAGAACCGGGCTGAGTTTAGCCGGTTTGCAAGTCGGCCGATTAATTACAACCACTTTAAAATTCGGGATCAGCAGGATTACCTGAGCGAAATCGAATTAGATACCTCCCTGTAATTTTCGTAGTTTTGCCCCGCTCAAGTATAGTTTGGTTCACTCTCAGGAGAACGGCATCGCCTTGTCGAGTAGGCGGTGCTGTTCCCCCGTATTTGCATTGTAATGGTGCAAGTAAGTCATTCCTGAGAGGGTATACTTGAGCAGCGGGTCAGGGCAGCACCTCCTGTTCGGAGCATATTCATAAAGAAACCCCGACCGCAGGCGCAGTCGGGGTTTTCTGGTACTATCCACAAAATGCTCGTAGGAGCAACCTACGAAGCGGTCTTATCAGTCGTGCGCTCGTAGGTACGAGGGCTATATTCGACTGCCTTCACCAGGCGCACGCCCAGCTCCGGAATTTCTTTGATATGATCGGGCGGTATGATCCCCCGGTTGATCCAGTTCAGCACGACCTCGCTATTCTTCAGGCCGAACCGATCCGCGTATTTCTTTGGTGTCAGCCAGTCGGTCAGCGGGTACTCGACACCCTGCGATTTGAGGGTCGTAATCATGTCCTCCCGAGCGGCTTTACTCTGGGCAGTTGACTCTTTTAGTTTCTCCAGCAAGGCCTGCTGTACCTCGGGAGCCATCGGCCCCGGCTGGGACCGTATGAGCTGATCAACACGATGCATGTCCTCAGCGGTGGCGATGGCCCGGATCTGGTTGATAATGTCCTGCGTGTTCATAATTGTTAGGGATAATTGTGTACTGACTATGTAGGGCAGCAGGAGGGGGGGCTTTCGCCCCCCTTGCCTGTTAGCTGAACATCTCTCTCATTTCGTACCATCCGCCTAGTTCGTCGAGGGCGTCGTTGATGACCTGCTGAACCTCCTCGTTGGTTTCACCTTTGTCGGTGATCAGGTCTCTTACTGAACCTAGGATGGCCTCCTGTAATCTGATGTGGCCTTCGATAAACTTGCTTCCCATTTGCATTTTGTGGTTGAATGCCCTCCCCCGTGGAGGACATAACAAAGGTCGCATTTGTTAGCGAGACTAACAAATGATTAGGGGATTATTTTTGACTATTTTTTAGAAATATTTTGTACTCCTATTATTTGTTAGTCATGCTAACAAATGGTATATTTGTTCAGTCTTAGGGGGGCTAGGACAGTAAACAACAACCGTATGAATAACCGTATAGAAAGCCTGGTTTCGGTCGACGTAGTAACACTGGGTGAGCTGGACAAAAAAGGGCTGCTGTCGCTGGCAGACCAGATGGTACGTAACAGTCACGAGTACGGCCTTGACGTGCTGGCCATGTTGGCCGAGGCCACTAAGCTGGAGCTGGTGGCGACCCGCATCAAGGAGCAGGCCAAATCGGTTGCCCTGAACGAAGTACTAACCTACGGCCGGGGCGGGGTCTCCAAGCTGGGCGTCTCGATGACAACCAAAGAGGTGGGGGTCTCCTACGACTATTCAGGGGATCGGGTTTGGAAGGAGCTGAACCGGACGGTACTGGCGGCAACGGCCAAACGAAAAGAACAGGAAGAAATCTTGCGGTCGCTCCCCTACGAAGGCCGCATTATGATGGACGAGGAAACCGGCGAAGAGTACCGGGCCTATCCACCCGCTCGCACCGCCAGTGATGGGGTGGTACTTACTATCAAGTAAACAACTTTGCAAACTCGGGAGCCTGACCAGACGGTCAGGCTTTTTTATTACTAGTTGCCTGAATTAAAGGGACGTTTTACACCGGCAAAAACTGACGACTATAAAGCGTTTTATTTTCGGCATTAATTGCTTATATTAATAGGGTGAAATGGGTTTAACCTTACAGGTAGTTTTTTCACCCCTAGCAACCTACTTTTTTGATGCTTTTATGAACTACGCTTACATCCGGGTTTCGACCAACCGACAGACCGTCGAGAACCAACGGTACGAAATTTTAAAGGCGGCTGCCGATCGGAAGGTGATCATTAATGAGTGGATCGAGGAGACCGCTTCCGGAACGAAGTCGGCCAGGGATCGCCAGCTGGGGGAGTTGCTGGATAAGCTGAAGAAAGGCGATCAGCTGTTTGTTTCGGAATTATCCCGGATCGGCCGATCCTTACTCGAGGTGATGTCGATCCTGCATACCTGCATGAAGAAGGGCACGGTCGTGGTGGCCATCAAAGAAGGCTACGAGCTGGGCAACAACATCAACTCGAAAGTGCTGGCCTTCGCTTTCAGTTTGTCTGCCGAGATCGAGCGCCAGCTGATCAGTCAACGCACCAAGGAATCACTGGAGCGTCGCAAGGCCGAGGGCGCGGTATTGGGTCGGCCGGTTGGATCGATCTCGACGAATACCAAACTGTCGGGCAAGGAAGACATAATTCGGGAGCTGCTCCGGAATCGGGTCAGTCACTCAGCGATCGCCCGTATCCTAGGGGTAAATCGCCAGACCGTGACTAGTTTTATCAACAGTAGAGAGCTGGCTGACTTATGAACTTTATGAACCCGGAGAAACGGCCTGGTCCCAATCCTTTATTAAGAATTTCTGGAGCTGACTTGATGAAAGCCCTGGGCCGTGACGCCCCCAAATTCAAGGTCTATGATAATAAGGCGTTATGGAAAAACGAGGCTGTCTTGTTGATGAACCGGCTGGAGGTTTCGCCAGCCGTACGGGAGTGCCTGGCTGATCCGGATACCTGTACAGAAACCTTCAAAGGTCTATCTATACTAGTCTTTCTATAA